AGCCCGATGTGTGTGTGACCTGGGGGATGGGGGTTGGAGTGCCGTTCTCGTCTACGACGATTCAGAGGCGTCGGCGTGCTGAGGTTCGCCGGCGGGATGGGGATGCTCCTTGCGCGCTGCAGATCACGGCTGATTGTCAGGTGTTGGGTGGGCAGATCGACTACGAGGCCCGTCCGCCTGATCCGCGTTCGTTTGAGGTTGACCATGTTGTTTCGTCTGATGAGGCGGAGCGGATGGGCTGGTCGCAGGTTGAGGCTGATGCGTTGGACAACTGCCAGGGCGTGTGTCGGCAGTGCAATCGTGAGAAGTCCTCGGGTGTCCGGGAAGTTGCAGCTGTTCGTCCGACGTATGTGAACCCGCGCTTTTCCTGATCTTGCGCCGATTGTGGCGCGTTACGCCGACGCTGGGCGGTTAACCGGCGGCTTGGGAAGGTGATTGAGATGGCTGAGTACGACTCGTTGTCTGCGGCGATGGCTGCGGGGGATGAGCTCGCTGAGGCGGAGCTTCGGTATGACCTGTTGGCTGAGGCGTTCGTGGAGAAGCCCCAGTTGCGGTCGCAGTTGAACACTCAGTTGGAGCGGGCGAAGGCTGAGATTGTTCGGCTGCGTGCACTCCTGGAGAAGCCGGACGCCTCGAAGGATAAGACGGACGCCGGCAGGGTGATTGCGTTCAATGGCGATCGCTTCCGCAAGTCGGGCTAACCCGGTCCCGCTCGTTGACGTCGCCCGCTACTGCGTCATCCCTGATGACATCGCGTTCACTCGCTACGACGAGCTGATTGCACCGGAGTTGCCGGGGATGGGTGTCGTCCTCGACCGGTGGCAGGAAGACATTTGGTACGCGGCGCTGGGTTTGCGGGCCGATGGTTCGCTTGCCTGCGATGTCATGGGCGTCACGCTCAGTATCAGTCGCCAGTGTGGCAAGACGTGGGGCGTCATGGTCGGGTTGATCGCGATCTGTCTCTCGCGTCCGGGGACGCTGGTGATCTGGTCGTCTCACCACGATCGGACGTCGTCGGAAACGTTGACGAAGATCGCGGGCATCGTGGAGAAGCCGTTGATCCGTCCGAAGATGCGCCCCCAGCATCCGGTGGTGATGACCGACGACAGCCGCGGTGTGCATTTCGCGAACGGGTCCCGGATCTTGTTCGGCGCCCGGTCGTCTGGGTTTGGTCGCGGATTCTCTGAGGTTGACATCCAGGTGTACGACGAGTGCCAGAACCTTCAGGAAGCTGCGCTGACCGACATGCTTGCCGCTATGAATGTCAGCGAGCTCGGGTTGGCGTTCTTTATGGGCACACCTCCGCGCCCGAAGGATGTGGCGCTGGGCGTGCATGAGGCGTTTAAACGTCGGCGTGACCGGGCGATCGAGCAGAAGAAGCGTCGTCCGTTCAAGGGCGTTTATGCGGAGATGTCACCGAGCGACCCTGAAGAGGTTGTCGCTGATATCGATGCGCCTGGGTTCTGGGATTTCCTTACAGAGGTGAACCCGGCGTTTGGGTATCGGGTGGACAAGTCCGCGATCGAACGCCTGGTCGAGAACATGTCCCCTGAGGACGTCAAGCGCGAAGTGTTCGGCATCTGGGACAAGACGAACGAGACGTTGGCGGTCGTCTCGCGCGACGACTGGAAGAACCTGACAGAGCAGCCTGAGGAATTGGGCGGCCCCACATCGTTCGGTATCAACGCGACACGGTCGGGATGGTTCTGGATCGTCGCGTGTTGGAAGGCCGGCGATTCGGCTCACGTCGAGATCGCAATGGGCACACAGTCTGAGGTTGAGGCGATGAACTTCCTCACTCGGCAGGCCACTCGTCGGACGCTGGTCAAGCACGATTCGACGGGTGCGGCGAAGGCGCTGGGGGAGAAGCTGAAGCAGCTCGGTTACGACGCGTCAGCGTACACACAGAACGAAGTCGGCGCAGGCAATGCGTTGTGGCTCGGAATGGCACAGGGAAGGCGGTTGTCACATGGTGGGCAAGTTGAGCTTTCCGATGCGATTCGCGGGTCGCGCCGGCAGGACCGCGCTTCTGGTGGGTGGGTGTTGATGCCTCGCTCGGAGTCGTTCGATATTGGCCCGGCGATCGCGCTGTCGGCGGCGGTGTATGCGGCGATGACGTCGTGGCAGCCGACGGGTACTGGGCGGTCCTCATCGTCGGGTCGGGTTCCTTCGACAGGTCGGTCGAGGTAGATGGACGCGATAACTGTTCGTATCCCGGAGCTGTCGAGCGACGAGAACGCCCTAGTCAACGGACTGCTCGGTGAGATTGAGCGCCTGCGGTTGACCAATCTGCTGCGGACGTCGTACTACGACAACAAGCGCACCATCCGCATGGTGGGCACCCTGATTCCACCCCAATACTTCAATCTGGGACTGACCCTTGGGTGGACTGGTAAAGCTGTCGACGCGCTGGCGCGACGTTGCAACCTCGATGGATTCGTGTGGGCCGACGGCGACCTCGCCAGCATCGGCGGTCTCGAGGTGTGGAACGACAACCACCTCGCATCTGAGGTGGACGGCGCCGTCGTCGCGGCGATGAATCACGGCCCCGCGTTCCTGATCAACACCATGGGCCAGGACGACGAGCCGGAATCTCTGATCCACGTCAAGGACGCCACTGAGGCCACAGGAGTTTGGAATCGCCGGCGTCGGCACCTCGACAACCTTCTGTCCGTCATCGACAAGGACAAGGACGGCCGCGTTCTCACGCTCGCGCTGTACATCGAGAACGAGACCATCACCGCGCAGCGAGACAAAGCAACGTCGCGGTGGCAGGTGGACCGCAGTGAGCACGTCTATGGCGTTCCCGCAGAGGTACTGCCGTACAAGCCGTCGCCCCGTCGGCCGTTCGGACAATCGCGGATCACCCAGCCCATTATGGGATTGCAGGACGCTGCGGTACGCGAATTGATCCGTCGCGAAGGCCACATGGATGTGTTCTCGTATCCCGAGTTCTGGCTGTTGGGCGCCGACGAAACGGTGTTCAAGAACGCTGACGGCACTCAGCGGGACATGTGGAACATCCGTCTCGGACGTATCAAGGGCATTAACGACGACAAGGATGTGAAGGAACCGCAGCTGGCCCGCGCCGATGTGAAGCAGTTCCCGGCGGCCAGTCCGGAAGCGCACTGGGCAGACATCAACGGTTTGGCGAAACTGTTCGCGCGGGAAGCGCAGTTGCCGGACTCGGCGGTCGCGATCAGTGAGATGGTCAATCCGACGTCAGCGGAGTCCTACGATGCGTCGCAGTATGAGCTGATCGCCGAAGCTGAGGGCGCTGACGACAATTTCACTCCCGCGCTTAGAAACTCGTTCATCCGGGCTCTCGCGATGAAGAACCGTATTGCCATCGGTGAGATCCCGGAGGCGTGGAAGTCGATCGACACGCAGTGGCGGAACCCGCGCTACCTGTCGCGGGCTGCGGTGGCCGATGCGGGTATGAAGCAGCTCGCTGCAGCGCCGGAGCTCGCCGGAACTGAAGTCGGCTACGAACTCCTCGGGTTGACTCCGCAGCAGATCAAGCGAGCTCTATCGGAGCGTCGGCGCGCGACTGGCCGTCAGGTGCTCGACACGCTTCGCCAGCAGACTGTGACGGCCGATGCCGGCGACGCTGACCGAACTGCGTAGGTTGTTGGTCCGCCTCAGCGGGAACGCAGAGGCAGATCTTGCGGCTCTGTGGTCACAGTTGGATGTCGCCTCGGTCCGAGATGGATTATTCGATGTGATGCCCGCTCTCGTGGGCGATTACGGCGACACGGCGGCCACGTTGTCGGCGGAGTGGTACGACGAGTACCGATCAGACCTCGATGTGCGGGGGTCCTACGATGCGGATCTTCCGGACTTGAGCCTTGGGGCTAAGGCTCTCGCTGGGTGGGGCGCGTCGCTAGCGCAGGGGGACTGGGACTCTGCGCTCGCTCAGATCTCCGGGGGCCTGGTCAAACGAGTGATGGTGGCGAGCCGGGAAACGATAACCGACAACACATTTCGTGATCCGCAGGCTGAGGGGTGGCAACGGTACGCGCGGCCTGATGCGTGTGGATTCTGTGTTCTGCTGGCAAGCCGTGGCGATGTGTACCGGAGCCGCTCGACCTCCAGCTTCGGCGCCCACGATTCGTGCCACTGTGTCGCGGTCCCGAAGTTCGGTGGCCTACCTGTGCCTGTGCGTGCATACACGCCCAGCGGCCGGAACATCACCGACGCTGATCGAGCCCGCGCGCGCGACTGGATCACGGCGAACCTCTGAAGACTTCCCTCACCGAGGGATAGCGCCCACGGCAGCGCTCCAATGCCGGTCTATGTCCGACGGGACGGAAACGGGAGTTCTAAATGAGCGACGACAACGGTAGCCCTCAAGGTGAACCGACCGGAGAGCCGCAAGGCGATTCGCACGGTGATCCGTCTGGGGAGGTGCCGAAGACCTTCACTCAGGAGGAGGTCGACAAGCTGGTCGGCAAGACGCGTACCGAAGAGCGCCGCAAGGTGTCCGAGAAGTACGCCGACTACGACGAGCTGAAGAAAGCTGCCGACGACAAGAAGACCATCGAGCAGCGATTCGCCGACCTCGAGCAGAAGTTCCAGCAGTCCGAGGCAAATGGGCTGCGGCTCCGTATCGCAGGTCAGTTCGGGATCAGCACCAAGCCAGCAGAAGACGGCGGACCGTCCGACGCCGAACTGTTCCTCACTGGAACCGATGAGGACACCCTCACCGCCCAGGCGAAGAGGCTTGCCGATCGTGTTGCTGAGCAGGCAAAGGCCGAAACCGAGCGCAAGAAGAAGAACCCGACCGTGCCCAAGGAGGGCACGTCGACACAGACCGGAACGACCACCGAAGAAGACGACCGCGCGTTCGCGCGCACATTCTTCGGGGGGAGTTCCTAACCCGAAAGGAACACTCTCATGGTCGCTCTCGCAACCGGAACATTCCAGCTGCCCAAGCACATGGTGCCGGGCGTCTGGCAGAAGGCGCAGGGCCAGTCCGTCCTGGCCCGTCTGTCGACCGCCGAACCTCAGGAGTTCGGCGAGCAGCAGTACATGACCCTGACCGCCCCGCCCCGCGGCGAGGTCGTCGGTGAAGGCGCGCAGAAGAGCGAGTCGACCGCGACGTTCGCGCCGGTCACCGCGATCCCACGCAAGGTGCAGGTCACCCAGCGGTTCAACCAGGAAGTCAAGTGGGCTGACGACTCTCGCCAGCTCGGTGTCCTGCAGGTGATGGCCGACCTGTCCGGCGTTGCGCTCGGCCGTGCGCTGGACCTGATCGGCATTCACGGCATCAACCCGCTCACCGGCGCCGCCCTGTCCGGTTCGCCGGCGAAGATTCTCGACAGCACCAACGTCGTCGAGCTGACCACCCAGTCGCTGGCCACCCCCGACCTCGCCATCGAGGCCGGTGTCGGTCTGGTGCTCGAGGACAGCCTCGCCCCCGACGGCATCGCCCTGGACAACAGCTACTCGTTCAAGCTGGCGACGCAGCGCGACTCGCAGGGTCGCAAGCTGTACCCGGAGCTCGGGTTCGGCACGGACGCTGCATCGTTCGCAGGTCTGACTGCGGCCGTGTCGGACACGGTGCGTGGCGGCCCGGAAGCCGTCACCGCATCGACCGGCGCATACCGGACCACCAACCCGAACGTGAAGGCCATCGTCGGCGACTTCTCCGCGTTCCGGTGGGGCGTCCAGGTCAGTGTGCCGCTAGAGCTGATCGAGTTCGGTGATCCCGACGGACTGGGCGACCTGAAGCGGCAGAACCAGATCGCGATCCGCGCTGAGGTCGTCTACGGCACCGGCATCATGTCCACGGATGCATTCGCCGTGGTCAAGGACGCGACCGCGAACTCCTGAGCCAGGAAGGGACTGAACGATGGCTGAGAAGAACGAGACTGTCACTCTGATCGCGCCCAATGGTCAGACGGTGTCGGTCGCTGCGTCGAAGAAGGATCTGCGGATCGCTGCGGGGTATCGCCTGCCGGAGCCGGAGAAGCGCGGCCCGGGTCGGCCGAAGTCGTCGAGCGACTAGGGCAAGGGGTAACTCGTGGCTGCGATTATCGGACCTGACGACCTACCTGTGGATGTCGCCTCGGATACGATGTCTGCTACGTGGATTGATGGTGCGAATGCTCGTGCGTCGCGGGTTGCGCCCTGCCTAGCTTCTACCGACCCTCCTCCCACTGAAGATCAGTTGGCTGAGGCCAAGCTGATCCTGGTGGGGGCGGTCATCCGGTGGTCGAAGGCCGGCTCGGGGGCATTGCAGTCGCAGACTGCGCTGCAGTTCGGAGTCACCTACGACACCCGCCAACGTGGCGGTTACAACCTTTGGCCGTCGGAGATCACCCAGTTGCAGGACATCTGCAAGAGCGGCACAGAGGGGCAGGCGTATTCGGTAGACACGGTGCAGTCCGGGAGTTGTCACTCTCCGATTTGCTCGGTGTACTTCGGCGGCACCTGCTCCTGTGGAGCGACTTTGGCCGGCAACCCGATCTACGAGCATGGCTTCTGAGTTTCCCGCCCTGTTCACCATCCAGTGGATGGCGTACAGCGGTGAGGGCGAGGATGCCCACGGCAACACCGTGGATTCGTGGGCCGACCCCGTTGATTGTCAGGTCATCGGGTGGGGCGCCCCCAACACTTCGGAACCGAAGGTGGCGGGACACAACCGGGACGTGGTGGACCTCGAACTCCTCGTCCCTGCGGATTGGGTGTCCGATCCGCGGGACCGCGGCATCTTGCCCGAGCTGGGGCAGATGGAGCAGATCGGGAAGGTCGAATCCACTGCCGGCAACCCGTTTGGTTGGGTGCCCGGCCATGTCGTGAATTTGAGGCAGGTGAACGGGTGAAGATCAAGTACAACCGCAAGTTCTTCGCCGACACCTTGAAGAAGACCGAGACGGTGAAGGGGCCGACGAGTCGGATCAAGAACCGTGCCGGTAAGGGATTCGAGTCCGAGGTGTCCGTGGGGCGCACTCGTGCGCGTGGCCGTGTGTGGCCAGACACGCATGAGGCCCGGGAAGAGAACGCCCGCAGCAACACTCTCGTCCGGGCTTTGGGTAATGGTTGAGCTCGTCGTTTTCCCTGATGTGGAGGCGGCTCTGGTCGCGTACCTGAAGTCTCGGCTGACGGGAGTGAAGGTGGCCACCAAGGTTCCGAACCCTGGTGGGACGAATCCTCCGCCAATCGGGAAGTTGGTCAGGGTCGAGGCGGCCGGTGGTTCCGGTCGTGGGTTGGCGATGTCGAAGCGGCTGCTGATCGTGCAGTGCTGGGACACCAAATCGGCGGACGCTGCAGCCCTGTGTGAGCGGGTGGCCGCGCTCGTGTTCGCCGCCCAGTACGACCCTGCGGTCCCCGAGATCCGGGGTGTCACCTCAGTAGGGGAGCCGGCATCGTTCCCGGACCCCGACACATCGCTTCCGCGATACCAGTTCTCGGCGTCCCTTGATGTCCGCGGGCACATAACTCAATAACAACTTCACACGAACTTCCTCTTTCTCAGGCCGGGTCCACATCTGCCTGAAAGGGGCACCCCATGGCTTCCACAGCCGCAAACGTGTTCGCTGCGACACCCAACGTGACCGGCGCGGTGCGTAACGCCCCGCTCGGCACCACACCGCCCACCAACGCCACCACCGCCCTTCCGGTCGGCTGGATCGACCTCGGCTACATCGGTGAGGACGGCGTCACCGAGACGCTGACCCGCGACACCGAGAAGAAGAAGGCGTGGGGCGGCGCGACCGTCAAGGTGCTGCAGACCGACTTCGCGAACACCTTCCAGTTCGCGTTCATGGAGTCGATCAACGCCGACGTCCTCAAGCGTGTGTTCGGCTCGGCGAACGTCACCGACGACGGCGACGGCAACATCACGGTCGCCAAGAACAAGATCCAGCTCCCGCACGAGTCGTGGGCCATCGATTCCAAGGACGGCGCGAACCTGCTCCGCACCTACATCCCGGACGGTCAGATCACCGAGATCGACGACATCACCCGTGTCCACACCGACACGATCATGTACACCGTCACGATCGAGGGCTTCGAGGATGAGGACGGCAACACGTCGTACGACTTCATCTACAACGACGCTCTGGCGGATGTGACTCCGTGATGCAGACGGTCGCGCAGCGGAAGAAGGAACTCGCGGAGGCCGCGGAGGCTGAGCGTGTTGCTCATGCGAAGGCCGAGACGGTTCGCCAGGCGCGCAGCGTCCCCAAGGGTGACGCCGACCCGCAGGCCCCTGAGGCCAGTTGAGAACCCGCCGGTGAGGTTCACCGTTGGACCCGGCCTGCCTCACCGGCGGGCTTCGTGAGGCCGGGACAACACCTACCCAATTGATTGAAAGGCTGGGTCCACCAAATGGCACTCGAGAAATTCCACTGGCTTCCGAAGGGTTCGCCGAAGACCAAGGAAATCATCCTGCCCCGGTTCGGTCAGATCCCCGGCGGGATCTTCCGCAAGCTACGCAAGGCCGATGAACTGGAGCAGTTCTACGGTCTGCTCGAAGTCCTCGTCGACAAGAAGATGTGCACCGAGAAGACTCTCGACCTGATCGACGAACTGACTCTCGAGCAGCAGATGGACATGATGAAGGAGTGGCAGAACGATTCTGAGATGGCGGGCGTCCCGGAATCCTAGGGCTTCTCGATTACTGCGACGAGCATCGAGAAGCCATATCGGCTGACCTCATCCGGCTAGGGCTACGGTTCCGCAATGCCGGCACACCAGACTTCGAGTGGTGTGATCTGCGGGCCATCATCCTCACGATCGCCAAAGACCGTTCCTCGGCGTTGTTCCGCGAGCTCTACCCGGAGTATGTGGAGTGGGACTTGGGAGCGCACCTCGCCGCTGATGCTGTCGACCTACTCCATCTGTTGGTGTGGATGAAGACTAAGGATGGGTCGAGGGGCCGGAACCGGCCGAAGCCCTATCCGCGGCCTGGCGTCGAGGATGCGGATTCGTCGAAGAAGGTCCGCAAGGGTGACGTCATCACTCTGGATGCGGCCCGCGACCTCTTTGCGCTTCCTGCGGCGAACTGACTGCTATCCGCCTTCACCCATCAAGCATTCGGGGGTTTCGCAGTCGTCTCCGATGGGGGCGTCGGTATCGATCATTCCGTCACCGTTCTTGTCCCAGCCGGGCGGGATGCCACCGCTGTCCGGTGCCGCGGTGTCCGGGGCGGTCGTCTCCGGTGCCGGGTTGGTGGGTTCGGGCGCTGGTTGCTCAGTGGTTGTTGCCGGCGCCTCGCTGGTGACAGGGGCGAGTGCCTGACGCCACTCGGCGGGAAGCTTCCACTCCACCCGCTGATCCACGCCAGCAGTGTCGAGGTGGTAACCGATCGCTGTGGTCATCACCGGCACGGACAGGGTCGGCGATCCGTCCTTGCTCGTGTTCGGCGGGACGTCGATGAACTCCACTGAGCCTTCACACGCGAAAGCAGTGTCGGTGGCCTGTTCAATCTCGCTGTTCTGGGCGACCTTGTTGGCGTCGTTGACGTAGTAGAAATCGCTCGGCCACAACCACTGCTCCGTCTCAACATCCCCTGTCTGAATGGTGGCGACGAACTTGGTGTGCGCCACCTCAGGGTGATCACCGGCGCAGCCCGTGCTGTCCAGGCGGGTGCCGGTGATCGTCAGAACCGGCGCTCCGTCACTGCCGGTAATGGCCACAGGCTCGCCGAGCGCGACTTCGATCGCGCCGCGACCGTTCGTTTCCACAGTTGACGGCGCCATAGAGGACGAGCTGGCTGCCGCGGTGTCACCGCTGTCGCTCGAGCAGGAACTCAGAATGCACGCCGCTGCTGCGCACACCGCAGCGATAGCGAGACGTCGATTCATCACTGAACTCAACTTTCTTCCGGAAATCCGCAGCATATCCGGTTACGCGACCGAAAGGGGCTTGTCTCTTGGCTACTGAGGTCGGCGTCGGATACGTAACCATCCTTCCCTCGATGCGGGGGTTCCGCCGTGAGGTGAATCGCGAGCTTCATGGCGTGGAGGCTGATGCCCGCGTCCATGGTGAGCGTTCGGGCAGGTCGATGGCCTCCGGTTTCATGCGGGGCTTCCGCGCGAACGCCGACTTCACCCGCGAAGGTCAGGACGCCGGTCACCGTTTCGGCCGCGGGTTCCTGTCCGGAATGCGCAACGGGATTGTCGGCGTTGCTGCGGCGTTCGGGATCGTGAATGGCGCTGTGCAGGGCACAGTCCGACACATCGGCACCATCGCCACCGCAACACTGTGGGCATCTCGGATCATGCGCGGGTTTGCGGTGCAAGTAATGGCCGGTGCGACCGCCTTGCGGATGCTCGCCGGAGCCAACCTGGGAAGACTCGCTGGCGGCCTGAGGATCGTGTCCGCCTTCGCAGGAGCGCTTGCCCGCGACGTCGCCCGCGCAACAGCAGCCGTACTAGTTCTGTCGGCTGCAGTACGCACCCTCGGCCGGATCACGCGCGGCTCCCGCATTCTCGGCGCACTCACCGTTGGTGTGGCTGGCCTGATTGGCGTCGCCAGTACCGCAGCGCCCGCACTGGCCGCTCTCGGCGCGGCGATCGCCACCGTTGGGTCCGCTGCAGGTGGTGCGGCAATCGCCGGCATCTCCGCGTTCGGTGCGGCGATCGCTGGCCTGAAGGTCGGCATGCTCGGCGTCGGCGACGCCTTCAAGGAGATGTTCAAGACCCCCACGGGTGGGGGCGGTGCTGCCCAGGCGGTCGACAACACCAAGGACATCACACGGGCAGAACGCAATCTCGCGAAAGCCGTTGAGGCCGAGAAGGACGCGCAGGAAGACGTCTCCAAAGCTCGCGACGATGCACGCAAGAAGCTGCGCGACCTAGACCTCCAGCTCAAGGGTGCAGCTCTCTCCGAGAAGGACGCACAACTCGCCCTCCGGGAAGCCCGGGCCGACCTCGCCGGCGGCGGATTCGAGACCAGCACCGACCGTGAGCGGGCAGTCCTCGCCGTCCAGGAGGCCGAACTCCGCCTGGCTGAGGTGCAACGCGAGAACGGCGACCTTGCGAAGGAAGCCGCTCAGACCCGCACCAAGGGCGTCGAAGGTTCAGACGAGGTTGTCGAGGCGCAGGAACGATTGCGTGACGCCACCCTCGAAACCAAGGATGCGCGCGAGGCTCTAGCTGAGGCGAAGCAGCCGAAAGACACCGGCAGCACCGGCGGCGTCGATAAGCAGGCCGAGGCGATGGCCAAGCTATCCGGCAATGCTCAGGGTTTCGTTCGCTCGGTGATGGGCGTGAAGCCAGCGTGGGACTCGATGCAGCGCAGCGTTCAGGACTCGCTGTTCGACGGTCTCGCAGATCGGGTCGGCCCGCTCGCGGACACGTGGCTTCCCCGTTTGGGTGGCGCACTGCGTGGTGTCGCAGGTGGATTCAACCAGGGCGCCAAGAGCGCTATCGACTGGATGAACTCGTCGCAGGGCATCCCGATTGTGTCGTCTTGGTTGAAGACTTCGTCGGGAATGGCCGCGAACATGGGCAAGGCCCTCGGCAACATCATGCCCGGGCTGATGTCGATCGCTGCAGGTGCTGGCGAAGCGTTCGCGCCGATGGTGTCCAGCATGGCCGACGGTGCGAAGTCGCTGTCGACCATGCTTGTTGAGGCTCAGCAGTCGGGCCGGATCAAGACGTTCTTCGTTGACGCGTTCAACCAGGTCAAAACGGTCATCCAGAACGTCACCGCGGTAGTTGGCCCGTTGTGGGCGGCGTTCATGCGGCTCGGGCAGATCTCTGCTGCGGGGTTGGCGCCGGGGATGCGTTCGATCGGGCAGGCGATCCGCGAGGCCACCCCCGGGCTGGTGCAGATGGCCGAACGTCTGATGCCTGCGCTTGGCCAGGCGCTGACTAACTTGGCGCCGATCATTCCGGCCATGGTGCACGCCTTCTCGCCGTGGGCCACCATCCTTGCGGCGATCGCACCGCATGTCGCCACCATCATGTCCAAACTCGGCCCACTGGCTCCTGTGTTGTTGACGGTGGCTGTCGCGGTCAAGGGCGTCATGATGGCGATGACATTGTGGAACGCGATCATGGCGGTTTCCTCTGTCGTGCAGGGGATCTTCGCGTTCGCAGTAGGCCGTTCGGCAGCATCGTTGGGCGTCAACACAATCGCTCTCGGCGCCTACAAGGTTGCGCAGATCGCAGCAAACATTGCCACCAAGGCCGGCGCTTTCGCGATGCGCATGTTCGGAGCCGCACTCCGGTTCGCGATGGGTCCGATCGGGTGGATCATCTCCGCTGTCGCTCTCATCGGCGCAGGACTCGTCCTGCTGTACAAGAAAAACGAGACCTTCCGCAACATCGTGAACGCGGTGTGGAAGGGCATCAAGAACGCTATCGGCGCGGTTTGGTCGTGGCTGTCCACCACTGTGTGGCCCGGCATGCAGGCCGCGTTCCGCGTCATCGGCCAGGTCGCGATGTGGTTGTGGCGCAGCGTCATCCTTCCCGCCTGGAATGGCATCAAGATGGCGATTGGCGTGGCCTGGACCATCATCAAGGGCTACTTCACCGCCTACATGTCGGTGGTGAAGTTCCTCGGCGGTGTGGTGATGTGGCTGTGGAACACCATCATCGTGCCCGCTTTCAACGGCATCAAGACTGCGATCGGGTTCGCATGGGCGCTGATCCAACCGATCTTCCAAGCTTTCATGTCCGTCCTGCGGGTTGTTGGCACGGTCGCGACGTGGTTGTGGAAGAGCGTCATCGTCCCGGTGTTCAACGGGATCAAGGCTGCCTCCCAGTTCATGTGGACGGGCGTCTCCGTCATCTTCGGCTGGTTCAAGGCTGGGTTCAGCATCCTCGCCGGACACCTGCGTGCGGTCGTCGACACCGTCATCACCCCGGTCTGGAACGCGGTGAAGGCCGGTGCCAGTTTCCTATGGTCCGGCGTGAAGACCATCTTCGACTGGATCAAGGGCGGCTGGAACCTTCTCGCCACTGCGATTCGCACGGTGTGGGAGAACGTCATCCGCCCTGCGTTCGATGCGGTGAAGTCCGCTGTCGGCAAGGTCGGCGACATGTTCTCCGCTGTTGCGGAGGGTATCCGCACCACGTGGGACAAGATCAAGGGTTACGCCGCCGCGCCGATCCGGTTTGTGGTGAACACGGTGTGGAACAACGGCCTGCGGTCGGTGTGGGAGAAGATCGCCGGATTCCTGCCGATCCCGAAGGCGCCGGCACCCACACCTGTCGCGTTCGCCCAGGGTGGCCCTGTGCCGATGGGCAAGGGCGCCAAGCGTGGCAAGGACTCCGTCCACGCGCTGATGATGCCCGACGAGCACGTGTGGGACGTCGCCGACGTCAAGCGCGCTGGCGGGCACGGAGCCATGTACCGGATGCGGCAGATGGTGGAGTCCGGCCGTCCGTTCACCTGGACCCCCGGCGGGATTGGGGGCGCGTCGGAAGGCGGCCCGCTGCCGCGGTTCGAGAAGGGCGGTGCGGTCGAGGCTGGGATGCGACTCGCGCCCCTTGGCGGCGAGGGCGGCCTGAAACCGATCGCGGTGTTGATGCGTCGCATCATCTTCCGGCTGTGGAAGCAGATCAAGGATATCGGCGGATACCGGCAGGACGCCTACCCGGAACACCCGTCGGGGCGTGCCCTCGATGTGATGGTCCCCGATATGAAGACGGGCGACGAGGTCAACGCCTGGACTCACGCCAACGCCAAGAAGTTCCCGATCGAGCACACCATCTGGAAGCAGCGGTGGCGTCCGCAGGGGAACATCAACGGCCAGCCGATGGAGGACCGCGGCAGCCCCACCCAGAACCACATGGACCACGTCCACAGCTGGTACAAGGAGCAGGCTGTCAACCCCGATGTTGTGCCGGAGGGGCTGGTCGGGTTCGACGGGATGACCCCGGAGGACAAGCGGTCCTGGCTTCATCAGAAGGTCAAAGAGATCATCGACTCGATGGCCGGCGGCATCCGCAAGGTCATCTCGGGCACCTTCGACGGCAAGACTGAGGGCGTCTTCGGAATCCCGAAGGCGTTCATGGACAAAACGTTCGGGTCGATGCTGAACAAGGCTGTTGAGGTCGTTCGGACGTTGAAGGATGTTGGTAAGTGGTACGACCTGGGGAAGAAGTCGGTCAAGAACGTCATCAAGTCGGTCCCGATCGTGGGTGGCTTGTTCCGTGACCAAGGTGGGTTCGTTCCGACCGGGCAGAGTGTCGTCACGAACGAGACCGGCAAGCCTGAGGCGGTTCTGAACTGGCAGCAGCTGCAGGACGTCATCAAGCAGATGGAGACCGGCGCAACCCTCGCTGACGCGTTGGCGAAGGTGGGCGCGCAGCCGACCGACACCATTCCCGAGGGTGCGGTGGTGTTCAAGAAGAACACCGACCTCGAGGGCGTGAAGGCTGTCGCCGAGGAGTTGCGGGCGAAGTCCGAGGTCGACCCCAGTAATCTGAAAGACCCGAAGGCTGGTGCTACCGAGGAGAAGACGTGGCTCGCGGACAGCTTCTCGGAGAGCTTCGGCAATTTCACCTCGAACGCAGTCAGTGATGGCATCAAGAATGCGCTCGGCCAGAAGAAGGACACTGGCGAGGGTGGTGACCCGACTCAGGCTGACGTGATTGCCGAGCGGTTCAGTTCGGCTGCGAAGTCGGCTGTTTCGGAGCAAGCGCAGGATGCGATGGGCTTGTTCTCGATCCCTGATTCGCCATCGCTGCTCAACGCTTTCAACCAGTTCATGGAGGCGAAGAAGAAGCACGACACCGCGAAGGCTGGCAACGATCCTGCCGACCCCAACGCGGATTCGAGCTCGTCGACCAACCCGGGTACGACCGAGGACTATTCGTCTCTCGACCCCAGTGGGCAACTCCAGTACAAGGAGGAGCAGTCCAAGATTCAGGATGTCGCTGAGGGTCCAGGTGGGATGCCGAACATCCAGTACAACCCGGGTGGTGGTGCTGAGCAGTGGCGTCCGCTGGCGCAATGGGCGATCGACTATGTCAACCAGTCGATGAAGGGACCTGCTCAGCTGCAGGCGATGGTGGAGCAGATCGGTGACGAGTCGGGCGGTGACCCGAAGGCGCAGAACAACTACGACATCAACGCCCAGAACGGTGTGCCGTCGGGTGGTCTGCTGCAGGTGATTGAGCCGACCTTCCAGGCCAACCGGGACCCGAAGTTGCCGAACGACAAGTTCCATCCGGGCGCCAATCTTGTGGCGGCACTGCGGTACTACGTGCCGAAGTACGGCAAGGATCTCACTGCACGGTGGGGGCGCGGTAAGGGTGGCTACAAGAAGGGCGGCTACACCGGCAACATCGGCGTGAACGACATCGCTGGGTTCGTCCACGGCCGCGAGTTCGTCATGCCTGAGGGGCCGACAGCGCGCAACGGCGCAATGCTCGAGGCCATGCGGTCCGGTGTCGACTTCACACCAGTCAGCGCCTTCGGAGGCGGGGCGGACAACTCCACCCACTTCCACAACCCTGTGTTCCGGGATGAGCAGGAGTTCTATGAGCGGCAATCTCGGCTGCAGCGGGCACGGCAGCGGGCAATGAGCGGAGGCCGTAGCTGATGTTGAAGATCTCCATGATCGGCACGTCGGGGATGCACTGGCCCGTCAACTACGAGGGCAAGTTCTCTGGCCTCACGTTGAGCGAGGGCGGCGTCCAAGGTCTTCTCGATTCGCCAGTGGAAACCCAGTGGATCGAGGACACCGAGGGCGGCGCCGTGTATGGCGGCATCCGCTACCTGCCGCGCGACATGACCTTGGGATTTTACCTCGACGACGAAGCTGGCGGTGAGTCGGAGATTGGGCGTCTCGAGTCCGACTTCCGGATGGATTTCACCGCGGAGCCTGACGAGTGGGACGACGACTTCCAGCACACGCAGGTGTTGGTGGAGTCGGAGATGTCAGGGGAGCGTCGCCTGACGGTTCAGATGCGGGAAGCGCCGGAGTTGAAGACGGAGCGGGACCCGTACACGCAGCAGTTTTATGACATCACCTACGAGATGCGTGCGCCGATGCCGTTGTGGGATTCCGGCACCCACGTGGAGCCTTTCGAGCGGTCGACCACCTCGGGGTCGGGGACGATCCTGGTGTGGAATCCGACGGATGTTCCGATGCGGCACACGTGGGTGTTGACCCGGGCGAAGTGGACGTTGCCTGATCCGTCGTGGCGGGGGAAGAAGGGTTCACGTGCGCCGGCAGGTCCGTATGCGTCGCGCACCCTGCCTCTGCCGATCATCACATCGAGCGATCAGGGCGTTCGGATCACGCGTGAACGCCGCAAGTTGGTGGCGATGACATTTACCGGCTCCAACTTCCAGGGCCGGATGGGCGGCAAGTTTCTGATGCACGACATCCCGCCGTACACGCCACCGACGTTGCTGCCGATCTCCTACACCGATGCCCCTGCTGGGGGAGCTCGGGCGGAGTTGCACCAGCCGCGGTTGTGGACGCGCCCTGTAGGCCTCGAATTCCCAGGGTTGTCATGACCGCACCAGTGCTGACCGGCAGCCTCCAAGAACAGTGCGACGCCATTCTGGCTGCGACCGTTGCCGAGGAACGCCGGCTGGAGCGAATGCAACGCACCCCGCCCGGGGTGTTCATCTTCGACGGCCACCAACGCCTCCAGCACCTCCTCCTCGAGGTGGTCGAGTTGCACGTCGAGGACCCGGAGAACGACACCGGACCCATCGAGTTGGCGATCCCGTTCGATCATCCGGTAGCGCAGTGGATGAACGACGACATCGGCCGCATCCAGCGGGGCGAGGGCGAGTTCTTCCACATCGATGTGGAGCACAACGGCATTCGGGTGTCGGGCCGGTATGACGCGAAGTCGGTGAAGAAGGACGGCAAGGGGCAGCGGATGCTGCACGTCACGTTCCTCACCGACTACGAGAACCTGAAGTGGATCGACGTCTGGTCGAACCCGTTCCTGCCGGCGATCTTCCAGTTCCCACGCATCTTCCTACTCGCAGGGCCGGCGATCTGGACCCTGAAAACAGCTTTGCTGCTGCAGCTGTGGCGCATCAACTCGAGTATCTGGCAGATCCCCGACGACCCCATGAACCCGTCCACCTGGCTGGACGGGTTGGACATGTCGAACTGGGACATCGTCATCAAACCCACCAGCTTCCTGCAGGACATGGCGGCGGGCACGACGTGGTGCCTGTTCATGTCGCGGTGGGGGAAGTGGCACGACCGCGCCGAGATGATCCTGAAAGACGCCGAACTGTCGGTGGTGACGCGCCGGTACCGGAAGGGCGATCCGGAGCCGTGGCCCGGAGCCTTCGTGACCGGCATCAAAGATGGTGCGCTCGTGGTGGACATCGTCGACAAGTCCGGGCACATGGAAGGCGCCGCGAACGGCGGCACCGTGTTCGACGGGTTCACCCGCACCATCCGCGAGCTCGTCGGCGACTTCATCGAGGATGCCGAAACAGAGCTGGTGGGTGAGCCGACGTGGCCGTCCAAGTTCTACGAGGACATGTTCGGCACGCCCAAGGGTTTCCCGTTCGTCCACTTCCCCGCCGACTCCGGGGTGGAAACCGAATTCACCACAACACCTTCCAAGGGTGTCATCTTGAATGCTGGTGGCCAGTCAGCCCCAGGTGTCAACGAGCTCATCAGTGCTGGCATTCAGACGGTCGGCGATCTGGTGACGTCGAACCTGAACATCGGCGGCTACGGCATCGGCGCCCAAGGTGGTGCGATCGACGCGGTGCTCAAACCGTTCTACACCGACACCGTGCTGGCGTGGATCTCAGTGAAACTGCCGCACAGAATAGCCCAATCGGGGTCGTCGCACTACAAGGAGTATCACCTCGATCTGCCAGGCAAGGCGTACACGTTGTCGTCGGTGATGGCGATGCGCGCCGGGATCGTGGCGACTCGGCGAACGAAGAACGCGACGGTGAAGGTGTCATCGCTGACCCCGTATGTGGTGGGGTGGCCGGGTTCTGGGCATCTGTACAAGGGTGACCGCGCGAGCTTCGAGGTGGCGGGGGATACGCGCCGCGAGATCCATGTGGAGCGGGTGAAGGTCGCGAAGCTGGACTGGTCTTTCGATCACTTCGCGCAGTGGGAGTTGGAGTTCGGGCCTCGTGAAGATGAGGACCCGATGGCCCGTCTGATGCGCGAGATCCAAGGCTTGGCTACCGCCGCATCCGAGCTCGGACTGTTCTAGGAGATGAAGTGACGTTCAAGCAGTGGGCTGACATGTCCGACGAGGAACGCGAAGCGGAGGCGCAGGCGGTCTCAGCGTTGTTCATCGGCCTCCCGGGCGTGGTGGGAGCGCCGCTGATTCTGGGGCCGGAGTACTGGCTGGATGTCGCACGTCACCTCGTCGAGGGTGGTGTGCGGTTGGTGGCGGACTCGATCAAGCACTACGAAGCCGGCGAAAGTCTGGATGCGCAGAAGGCGGCGGGGAAGTGGATCTACGACTGTCATGAGCCTGATGAGACGTATGAGCAGCGGATTGCCCGTCTCGCTGATGAGGAGCATCAGGCGTACATGGCGAGGCTCGAGGAGCTGAAAGCCCGGCATGCCGATAAGCAGGATCGGGTGGCTCAGGCTGAGGCGGTGGCGTTCGCGGCGGAGGTGAAGCTCCGTACGGATGCGGGGACGTTGGCGGGTTCTCCGCACGCTGACGTCGACCTTAAAGACATCCGCACCTAGTCTCATCCGACTTTCGACCCTGCACCCGCCGGGTGTGGGGATCTCACCATGCCAGGAGGCGCCCAATGGGTTTCCGAACTGCGTACGGCTACACCCACTCTGAGAACGGGTGGCGTATGTGCAACCGCGACGAATGCGTCCTGGTGCCAGGCCCGTACATGAACACCGCACCGATCCGCTCAGGTGCCCCCGCCATCATTCTGGGTGACTTCGCCCGCCGTTACCACGCCGAAATCGCGCCGCTGGTGTCGCCGGTGTGGGGATGGTCGAACACCAACGACGTCGCCACCTCCAACCACCTATCGGGTACCGCACTGGATTTGAATGCGACGCAGTGGCCGTGGGGGTTGCTGCGGATGCCGGCGGCACTGGTAGCGAAGACGAACCGGCTCCTCGAGTTCTACGAGGGCACCGTGTTCTGGGGTCGCCGCTGGTCCCGGCCGGATGAGATGCACTTCCAGATCGGCGTGCCGGAGGGGAATCCAGCGCTCGCCCGAATCGTGTCGAAGATTCAGCGTGGTGGCGATCCGCCCGCGCCACCTCAGTGGCAGCCATCCGCCCGGGACTTCGAGGCGTTCTCACAGCTGGGGCGGTTCTGACGTGGGCACGTATTGGGCAGATGTGTCCCAGTTTCAGCCGGTCAGCAACGACGACTACCCGCATCGGGTGTTCTGTTTCCGCAGCAACAGCGGCAGTGTGAAGGACTCCCGCGCTGACGCCAATCTGACGTGGGCGTTGTCGGCGCTGGACCGCGGTCGTCTCGACATCGTGATCGTCTACTACTTCTTCCGCCCGGGTGCTGCGAACTGCGATTTGTGGCGGGAAGTGGTCACCCGCGACGGGCGGATTGATCCGCGGATCGTGTGCATGGTCGACGTCGAGTCCGGCAACGGCTCGTCGCAGGGGTCGATCCCGAATCGGGACCACTCTTCTGAGATCAACGACGAGATCAATCGTGTGCGCGGCTGGCTCGGCGGCAAGCGGGTGATCGGTTACTACAACCCGAAAGCAGACCCGGCGCTCTGGCAGAACCGGGGGACGATCCCGCTGGTCGTGCCGCACTACGGGATTCAACCCGGCCAGTCCTATGCGTATCCGAATCGGTTCGCGCATCAGTACTCCGACCGGGTCGTATGCGCCCCGTTCGGGCCGTGCGACGCCAGCTACACCGACCTGTCCATTGACCAGCTCAAAACGCTGTTCGGTCTCACTGAAGGAGCCCCCGTGGCATCACTGAATCAATCCCAGGCCAATGCCGTCGCCGAGGGTGGCGGGCAACTTCTGCGGTACGCCGGCCGCATCCGGCTGCCGTCGGCATGGCTACGGAAGATCCTCGGACACTCGTGGCTGGACAAGGAAGGACCCCGCTACGCGGACGCGTTCGCGGCCCTGGTCAACGAGGTTGTGTGGGACGGCTACGACTTCACCAGCCCCATCAACGACGTTGCGTTGCTTGATGTCCCGGACGAGCAGGGCAAGAACCTAGTGACGATGGTCCGTCAGATCGGTGCCCGTCAGAAGCAGATCGAAAAGAAGCTGGACCGCATCCTCGCGGCCCTCAACACCCAGGAGAAGTGACCATGTCTGCAATCCGTGCCTGGTTCGATACCCCGAACCGCCGCGCCTACGTCCATGCTGTGGTGCTCGCCGTGTTCGGAGTCATCACCGTCTCCACCAAGGTCGACCCGTCGCTGGGTGTGCTGATCGCCGCAGCTGCGGTCGCGGTTTTCGACCTCGGACTCGCGTTGCTGCATTCGTCGGCGAAGTGGCGCACCCTCCTGTACGGGGTGGTGATCGCACTGCAGCCGATCGGCGTCGCGTTCGCGATCGGCACCACCGAGCAGTGGGCCGCCGGCCTGGTACTTCTGTCGGCGATCCTCGGTGTCGGCTTGGCCGCGGCGAAGACCCCAGTTCCGGCCGAGTACGGCAGCACAGCTGAGTCGACGGTCCGATGACCCTTCCCTTCAACCCCGAGGTGTGGAACAGCGTCGGGGTTGTCGGGTTCCTCATCGTGACAGCTGGCGTCGTGTTCTGGGGACTCAAACAGGGCTGGCTCATCCTCGGTATCCATCACCGGGAGATCGTGTCGGCGAAAGACGAGACCATCGCCGAGCTCAGGGAGGGTCGCCGCAACGACGGCCAAACCATTCAGCAGCTCACGACGACCGTCTCTGAGTGGGATGTCGCCGGCAAGCTGCAAACCCACATCCTGGACTCCCTCCGCGAGTCCGCTGGGAGGGGCCAGTCATGAGGTGGCCGTGGCAGCGTGAGATCGATCGTGCACGTCAGGAAGCGCAGCAGGCGCGGCAGGCGAAAGAGGCTGCTGCGGTGCAGTTGCGGGACGTGGAATCAACCATCAATGAGTCATTGGAGACGGTGCAGCGGCTGCGTTCTCACCTAGAGCGGAATGGGTGGACGGAGTTGTTGCAGGATGCGTGGGGTAGAGGATGAAGCATCTGCTGCGTGAGGCGCGTAGGCGGAGTGTCCGGGGCGAGTTCTCGGCTGTGGAGTGGTTTGTCCTCGCGGCGGGCGTGACGATTGTCGGTCTGACGCTGATCGCCGATCTGTGGATCACCATCGACTACCGGCTCGCGGCGAACATTTCACTGCTGTGTATTGCGGTGCTGGTCAACACGTTCACACTGTTCTACTTCGTGCGGTCGCCGTGGTGGACGAACCGGATCGGTCGCATCTATCTGGCGAAATGCTTGGTGTTGTCACTGGTGTTGGATCAGATCGCGGTCACATTGTGGTGGGACATGGATTACCCGTACAGGCAGCAGATTCGGTTCGCGATCTACACGCTGGGCGCCATCGTGTATGTGCCGATGTTGGTGTCTCTGTTGCGGTTGCAGAGGGCGGATCGGGATGCGCAGGTGACCGCATGAGGGTGATCAAGCTGCGCGGCGCGGGGGAGTCGTTGGGCGGCCGGAACATGCTGTCCGCCATCCCGGGTACCGATCTGCCCTATCAGGCGGAGATTCGTCCGATCGGGTTGGGCACGTACGCGGAGTCGGTTGCTGATGCGCGGCGCCGGCTGCGCGAAATCGACGCAGAGGGTGAAGACTACGTGCTCACCGCCTACAGCCTCGGTGCGGCGGCGGCAGGGGATTTCGTGCAGTACGACCGGCCCCGCCATTGCAAGGGCATCGTGCTGCTATCCGATCCGAAGCGCCACGCCAACCAGGTGTCACACAAGGGTGTCCCCCGAAACCATTGGGGGATTGCCGGTCAACGTCTGATCACGCATGTGCAGTGCTACTCGTACACGATCCCGGATGACCCGATCTCGGCGTTGCCGGGGGACAACGGGATGCGGCAGATCGCGCAGCAGGTGACGGGGCTGCAGCAGCCTTTGCCTGGGCGGTGGTGGGATGCGGGGTTCACTCTGCACTGGCTTCTCAAATACACCTCGGGAGGTCGCCACGTTGCCTACGGCTCGGAGCGGATCAACGGCACCACATACCTCGCTTCGGTGAAGGCGATGGTTGAGGGGTTGACCCGATGACCACACCAAATCAGCCAGGCGCCGGCGTCAACAACAACTACTTCCTGCCCGCGAACCGCCCCAACGCTGCCACCTCCGGCCTGTCCCAATTCGCGGCAGCGGACGAAGAGTTCTGGAACGACTACGCATACGATCAGTGGGACCCCAAGTTCAAGCACATGGGGGAGCCGGTCGATGTTCTTCGAACATTGACCCACGCGGTAATCGCGGCCTTTCAGGGGGATATTGGACCACTCGGGGCGTTGGTCTCGGGAACGGTGCGCGACATCGTGATGACCCCGCTTTCGGTGTTGTTGTCGTGGATCGCAGGAGGTGACCCAGAAGACTGGGACACTCTCGAGGAGATCCGGGACGATCTCCTACCAGCTCTCATTCGTCTCCCATTGAAGATTTTGGTGCAGCTGGTCGGGAACATCCCGGTAGTTGGCGACAAGTTCGAGGAGGCGCTCGCCAAGTTCCTCAAGACAACGAATGAGACTGCGGTGGATGCTGCGGAGACTGCGGTGTCGGTGGGGACGCAGGTCAACTATGTGCAGCAGGTTATCGCACTTCAGTCGGGGATGGGTGTGTGGGAGACCGGCCCCGACCGGACAGGCACACCGTCGTTCCCGTTCTCGAACCTCACCATAAACGCCCACACGCACGAACTGTCAGGCCAGACCTCGATTGTGATGCTCGACAACGTTCAGCACCGTCATGGGGTGGGAACCCTGGTGGTTGAACCGAACTCCAGTGCTGTGCCGACAGTGAATGTCACAGCCTCCTACGCGCCGTGGGCGAATGTCATCTTCAAGACGGCAGCAGAACGGAAAGTGCTGACGTGGATGGCTTACAAGACTGGCACGGTTTCCACATTCAACCTCGATGTGTACAAGCTTGAGCAGGACGGGTCGAGTTCGTTGCTGTACTCATCGCCGAACCTGGCCGGGGATGTGCCCGTGTCGCTCTCGTCGATCGGGTGGATGCAGCACCTGATGTCGTCGCAGACCATTGTTGCTGATGTCGGCGACATCTACGATGTTCAATTCCGGATGACTGGGTCGGGGTCAGTGAGTCTGGCGGGCATCAACTTTCCGAACCCGACTCCGCTGCCAGGGTTCCGTCCGTACACCATCGGCAGCGCGCGTAACGCCTCCGCCACTCCGGCTCCCACGACGATCGCGACGTCAACGCGGGACACGATGTACACCGGGCCGGCGCCGTTCGTGTCGATCGGTATCGATGTGGGGCAGACGCAGATACCGCGGTTCTTCTACGACGACTTCAACCGGGCGAGTCTCGGTACCCGGTGGATCACCTACGGGTCGAGCGTCGGGATCAAGGACGGCAAGGTCGAGTTCACGGGTAGCGCGTTCGCGAATGCGTCCGCTGCTGCGATGTACCACCAGCCTTTGGCGACGGACCTTGTGGAGGTGGGTGCCGACCTGTCGATTGACGAGGAAGACATCGGGGTTGGTGTGCACTGCCAGTCCGGTTTGGGCAATGGGGTGTGGTTGACCGCCGATGTGGGGGGTGTGCGTATCCAGACGGGTGCGTACAACTCGCGCACGGACCGTGTCACTGCGACAGTGCCGGGTTCGGGCAGGTACACGCTGCGGGCCATCCGGGATGAGGGTGACACGCACTTCATCTATCAGGTGTTTTTCGGTGACCCGAACACCGAGAGCGCTGTGCCGGTGCTGACGTGGCCTGACACAACCAACTCGATTCCGTCCGGCATTGGCCGGCGGTGGTGGTCGGTGATGGCGCGTCGTAACGGGTTGATCTATCCGTCAGGGCGTTTGGACAACGTGACTGCTGCGGACATCACGATCGAGGAGGAGACGCCATGACTGTGACGTTGGGTTGGGAGGGTATCCGCGCTGAGCTGCCGCTGTATCGGCAGTCGGATTTGGTGTTTTCGCTTGATCCTGTGGATGCGTCGTCGGGGAATATCACGTCGTGGCCTGTGGGTGCGGCGTCGACTTTGTATTTCTACAAGGGTGATCCGGTGAAGACGTCGACTTCGTTGGCGCCGGTGCTCACGGTGCCGGGCGTGGTGGAGCCGCCGTCGATCGACTACATCGTGCAGCAGGAAACGTTAGCCCCCGCACTGGGTACGGCCACCCACTTCTTGGTGACGGTGTCGATGCCGGAAACCCCCACCCAGGAGTACCCGCTCTACTACGGGAAGGTGGTGCGTCGTGTCTGACGTGACCCACTGGCTTGTCCGGGAGTGGAACGACCGCAACGGAACCCGGCACTGGATAGACGACGAGGGCCGCGAGCACGTCGCTCTCGAGGCCGAACAAACCCTGCACCTCGACATGGACTACAACCTAGGAGAATGACATGGCACTCGCCACCAACGCGATGAAAACCGCCCTGCTGAACGCCTATGCGGCGCAGGGCACCTGGATTTCCCTGCACACCGCCGACCCCGGTTCAACTGGGGCGTCGGAGGTGTCCGGTGGTACCCCGGCGTATGCGCGTCAGCAAACCACGTGGGGGACTCCGGCGTCGGGGTCGATGACGGGGTCGAAGGTGTCGATCAATGTGCCCGCGACGACTGTGGTTGCGGCTGGTGTGTATTCGGCGCAAACGTCGGGCACCTATCTGGATAAGTTGGCGATTCCTTCGACGACGGTGTCGGCGAACGCGACGATCGATGTGACGCCCACGATCACCATCACGTAAGTGATTGTTCTTGCGGGCCGGGTTGTTACGCCGGTCCCGAACAGGCCGTACGTGTTTACGGCGGTCCCGGTGTCCCGGGTTGGGGTGGTGTTGCCGGCTGTCCCGCATGTGCGGACGCGGTTGCCGTCTGTTCCGTCGGTGGGTGTGAAACTCCCGTCGGTGCCGCGGTTTCGGACTCGTCGGCCGCCGACGAAGGAACGTCTGGTTGCGGGCAACACGTTCACAGTGTCAGGGTCGGCGGTGGTTCATGCCCGGCTGGGTGTGGAGTTCGCTGAGCAGTCAGCACAGGTGGACCAAGCGGGGAAGCTGGCTATTGGCCTGAACGCGGCAGGGTCTGCCTCCGTGTCGGGGTCGGCTGTGGTGCGAGCTCTGTACACGGTCACCGCCACCAACAGCATTGGCACCGTCCAGTCGGGTGTTGCCCGTCCGCGGCATGTCCTCGCCGCTTCTCAGGCGATCGTTACTGCGACGGATGGTGGGGGTGCGCGCGCCCTCTACAGTCTGGTCGCCACCCAAGACATCACCGTGGATCAGCCTGTGGTGTCCCGCCCTTTGATCGAGGTCGATGCAGCCCAGGATGTTGGGGTTGCGTCGACAGCGTCGTCGGTCCCCTCGGTTGGGACGGTGAACGCGGACGCCACCCAAACACTCGCGGTGGAGTCAGTTGCGGTGGTGCGGGTCCGCCACACAGTGTCGGCGGTGCAGTCGATTGAGACGGGGGAGTCCACCATCCTGGATGGTCTCCGCGTCCCACTCGCGGCTACACAAAACGTTGGGGTGTCGGGTGTGGGGGATGGGCGGGCACGCTACACCCTGAACGCCTCAAACAGCCTGGCGGTCAGTGATGTCGCCACACCGGCGCCGTCACTCGCGGCGGCCGGCTCGAGCGTGGTGGACGGCACAGCCCTGTCCCGGGCCCGCCACACCCTCGCCGCATCGAGCTCGGCGGTCGTGGACAGTGCCGCCACAGCCACAGCCGCGTACTTCGCGTACGACAACTCCACCGTCATCGAGGGAGCATCCACCACCAGCCTGAATCTGACGGTGGCGGCGAACGCCACCATCGTCGTGTTCGTGGCCGGTAACACCACCAACGCCGCCCGCGTCGACGGCGTGGCGATGTCGTTGGTGGGGAAGACGTCGAACGCCGCCATGTACTTCGCGACCGGCCTCACAGCAGGGTCGAGGGCTATCCAGGTGGACCGCAGTACCTCGTCCGGGCACATCGTGTCCGCTGTCTCGTATACAGGGGTGTCGTCGGTGTCGGGTGGTGTCACCGCGAGCGGCTCGAGCAACGCCCCGTCTGGTACGCCGACGGGTTCGGGTGGCCGCACGTTGGTGGGGTTCGACTTCTCTGCGGGGTCGGCTGAGATTGATTCGGTGACGTCGAATGGTGAAGTGCGGGTGAAGTATCGCCGCACCACCGGTAACTGTTTGGCGGTCGCTGATAGGGCGGGTTCGCCTGTCACGTTGTCCACCCCGTCGTCGGGGTCGTGGACGTCTATTGCGGTGCGCCTCACTTAGGAAGGGATCTTTGATGTCCGGACGTTTGACTGGTGTGTATCAGCTTCCTGGTGGGGGGTTTCCGCCTCGGGATTCGAAACTGTGGGTGCGGGTTCCGACCGACCGTGAGGAGGGTGGGAAGACGGTGTATGCGGCGCCGATCATGGTGCCGATCAACCCGCCCACCCACCCTTCGGCCCCCGGGTTTTACGACTCGGGCCTGTTGGGGGAGGGTCCGTACCAAATCCAGAAGGCCATCTTTGGGGCGAAGGACTACCGGTCCAGGTGGTATGACGTTGTGCTCACGGCGGGTTCGCACACGGTGCAGGAGTTGATCGAGGATTACGACCCGGACCTGTACACGCCACCGGTTGTGAATGCGGTGGCGGTGTTGCGGGACGAAACCCGAACAGCCCGCGACGAAGCCGCCCAAATCCTGGAGGACGTCGAAGCCGGGGCGGTACCCGATTCCGCAGTCGCATCGAAGATCACAGCCGCCGATACTGCGACCCGTGCGGCTGTCGATGCGCGTATCACAGCGGTCGGCAACACCGCCTATGCCCCAGCATCGGTGGCTGCGGACGTTGCGGGGAAGCTCGATCAATCGACGGCCGACGGACGTTACGCACCGACGGTCGACGCCCGGGTGCCGGCATCGAACCTGCCTGCCCTGTTCCGCACCACCGACAGCCAGCCATTTACTGCTGACTCGATCTGGAACACGCCGATCGGCCAGGGCGCCACGTTCGAGGCGGCGGGCTCGGCGGCCACAGCCAACTTCCTCGCGGCGACTCCGGCCATCAACGACACCCTCAACGGGTACGGCTTCTACAACAACATCGCCAGGCCCTCCGACCCGATGTGTACCGGCAGCTACACGCCGAGTGGCGGATCGGCCATCACATTCACTCACCGAATCCCGTACGACCCGGTGATCTCGACCGGCTCAGACGCCTCTATGCGCGTGATCGACGGCCGATTCGCCTACGACTACTGGAAGACGGTGAAGGTCAACGAGTACACCTACACCGCCGATTTCATCACCCGCACAGACCTGCTGGGCACAGGCCGAAACGCCGGCACCCGTGCTGCGCGATTCCCGACCGCGGGCGGGCTGATCCGCTCACACGAGCTCGCGAAGTGCTACATCCCGCATGCCCTGTGCATCTCGATCCCCCCAACCTCGCTCAAGCGCGGCTTCGTCTGGCCTGCGGCCGACGAGGACGCACCGAGCGTGACTTACTCAGGTGAAGTTCCAATGGGCTCGTTCTTCGCGATCCCGCCGTCGGTGAACATCGCGTCGCTGAGCCTGAGCCAGGAGGGATATGCACTCGCCGAATGCCTTCAGAACTACGGCATGTACGTCGGGGATGCGTCAGGGTCGGCGGCGATCTCTGTCGATGGCGAGGCGGCCGTAGTTGCGAGGCCGGCGCTCGAGCGGATGCGCACCGACTGGACGACGTTGTTCGCGCAACTGCGACGAGTCACGAACGTCGGCACGGTTGCGGGCGCACCGGGCCAGCGCCGCGTTCCAGCTGCCGGCCCTGTCGCGATCCGCGCTGACTACCAGGAGACAGTGATCGACGTGCTCACTGCGCGGCTCCGCGCGACGTCGGGCGCCATCCTCACCTCCGAGAACTGCGCCGTGGACGTCGACCCGATCGTGTCGACGAACGCCGCTAACGGTGGGCGCAGCCTCACTTGGACGGGTTGGCCGGCGCAGTACCGCATCAACGGTGGCGCCATCAAACGTATCGCCGCACCCGACGGACAGACCCGCATCCTGCTCATCAATCCGGGCAACCGCAACGTCCGACTGGGATTCATGGTCCAAGCCATGCATGCCAGCGGCTTCGCGTACGCGGTGGTCGCTACCTCGGACTCCTCCAACCACTATCGGGTCGCCATCACTTCAGGCGGCTCAATGCACCTTCAACGGAATGTGGGTGCGGTGACGACGGCGCTGAGCCCTGCGCTGCCGAATGGCACGATCGGAGTGAACAAGTACGTTGAGCTGATGGTGTACGGGCCGAGTATCTCCGTCTTGGTTGACGGCGATGTCGTCGCCGAGGCGGTAGACACGTCGAACTTGCAGGGCACCCAGTGTGGGATCTACCTGCCGTCGGATACGTCGATTGCCTGGAAGTCGCTGTCGGTGCGCTCGGTGCCGCGGTTGTTCCGCAAGCCTCGAGTTGAGTCCTGACCCTGGGTGTCCTCGACGGGAACGTCCTTCTTCGGAAGTCGTTTCTCGCCGAGTATCCCCACCCGCACGGGGTTCCATCGGCCGAACAGCTTGATGAACAGGATCGGGAGGCCCAGGGCGAGGATCAGGCAGATGACGAACACTGCAATCTCGCTCTCGACGCCGACCTTGCCGAGCGCCATTCGCGATGCCGACGAGCCAAACACGTGCAGCAGGTAGATCCCGAACGAGAAGCCGCCGAGCCACGCTAGGAAGCGGAAGCGGATCAGGTGGCGAGCCGAGTACAGCAGGACGACTCCGGCGACGCCGATGGCGAAGCTGAGCGTCCGGTGCAGGGGTGGGGCAGGATCGATCGCGCCGACAATGACGGCCACGCGAGGGACGAACAGGGCGGCCAGTGCTAGCCCTGCGGCGGCGGCCCACCATCCGCGGAGGTCCATCAATTTGTAGCGCTGCATTCCGTAACCGATGAGGAAGAACGGCATTAAACGGATCGCGCCGTTGATGCTGAACAGATTCCAGGCGCTTGGGAATCGAACGATAATGAACAGCACTGCTGAAATAGCTAATGTGATCGCCCATCCGCGTTGAGTGGATGTGACACCGTATGTGTCTAGCAAAGCGACAACCGCGAAGATGATGAAGACGGCCATTAGGAACCACAGGTGGTCGTGGCCGTAGACCACAATCTTCCATGCCTCTGACAGGGCGGGTTTCGAGTTCGTGCCCGGTACGACTATCTGCATCGCGAACAACAGAATGCCAACCGTGACGAGCGGGATCAGCAGCCGCCGCCCCTTGGCTTTGAAGAACCCTTGCAGTGCTCCTGGTTGGACGGGTCGCATTGCGTACACCAGGCCCGAGATGACGGTGAACAGCGGCATTCGGACGTCTTCGAGCAGCAGGTACGAGTACCGCCACACGGAGTCATCGGCGACCGTCATCCCCCGACTGAAGTCGCTTCCGATGACGTGGCCGGCCACCATGAGGATGATGGCGAGTCCGCGGAGTGATTGGACGGAGAGGTCTTTGGCGGGGCGAGCTTGCGATTTCGCTCCCGATTCCCCGACGGGCTGAATCATGGTGGAAGTGTTACACGCGACACATCAAGGCGCGACTTGAGGGTGAATTCTGGCGCAGGTTTTCGCGTCATAGGAAATCGATGTACGGCATTCCGCCTGCGGGAGGGGATTCGATTACTAGAAGCCCCACGCCTACCGCCGTGATGCTGCCGATCATGATGACCCACGCCCACCATGGAGCGCTGGCCCATATCCGCTTGATGGTGTCCATGCGGGCCACTATTCCGTACCCGACGGTTTGGTGCACAGCTCGCCAACGGCAAATCTGAGTCACGGTTCCCAGTCGTCGCCGAGCACTGCGGCCAGCCGGTCAGCCAGATCGGGCGCCTCGGCGCGCCGGCCGTACAGCACCTCGTCGCACTCCACGCCCAGCGCTTCCAGCTCGGGGTCGGGCGGCGACCATCCGCCGTCAGTGAGTGCCTGGCGGTTCGCCTGCTGCTTGCGCATCAGGGAGTGCACAGCCTCGGACGCGGCGCGCAGCACCTCACGGTTCATCACCGGGCCCATTGTCCCGTGCGGTGACTTTGGGGGATGTGACAGGTTGTCGGTCGCCCCAAAGTGCGATCAAAGTCGGCGGAACCGATTGGCCGTCGGGTGCGTCCAACCTCCATGCTCCTGGACATCCTCGCCATCGTCGTCTGCGTGTTCGCCGCGTGGTGGCTCATCGCAACAGCCCCCGACCTCCACTGAGGTCGGGGGCTGTTCGTGTGTTTCTAGTCGCGTAGATCGGTGCGGGCGCCTCGGCCAGGCCGGTGCGCATTCCACTCGTCGATGGTCTCCGGCAGCCATCCCCGCACAGTGCCGCGGGGGATGGTGCCGTCGTCGTCGACCGGCCCGATCGTCACATCGGGCGTAGGGAGTTTGTACCTGCCGAGCGCTGACGGCACGACGCCGATGCGTTCGGCCACCTGCCGCTGCGACAGGTAGTGCCGGGGTTTACGCCCGGGCATGCTTGCGCCGTGCCTCGTAGATCGCCCACACGGTGACGCCGGCCCACACTGCCCACACTGCGAGGAGTGGGGGACTGTAGGCGACGGCGGTGACGACGGCGAGGATGCCGGCGGTGACGACGCTTGCTTGGATTCCTCGATCTTTGATGGTGTTCATGGTGTGTTGCTGGTGGCATTATTGGTGGGTGCCCGGGGGTACTTGCTCTACCCCCGGGCCGCTCGCTATTCGCGGTCTCGGTTCTGCCAGACCGTGATGGCCTGCAGGATGGCCGAGAGCGCCGCGATTGCGAGCGCTAGGTCCACCTTGTCCACCAGCTTCACCTCCTCTCTGTAGTTGTCCTTGCACCCATAACTATACAGTGCCGGACTGTCAGGTGTCAACACCCCAATCTCGGGCGTAATCTTCTGCGCCACAACGGAACACCACTTGCACAATACAGTTCCGGAATGTATCGTCGGCGGTGTCAGGCAGACACCACCCCAGGAGAACCACATGAGCCCCCACCGAATCACCAACCACCGCGGAGCCGGAATGGTCATCATGGCCACCACCATCGAAGAAGCCAACGAGAAAGCCGACCGCATCTGCGACTGGCGAGACGAACAAACCAGCACCGACGACGGCTACTACCGCTGACAACGAAGCGCCCCACCTCAACACGAAGGTGGGGCACTTTCGTTGTCTGTGTCGTACCACCCGCGTAAAGTTGTTCTACTCGCCACCGGAGCGAGATACCGCAGGAGTTGGCCCGTGGCCCACACTGACAAGACCAAACCATTCGACGTGAAGCTCCGTGACGGAGACCTTCACTGGCGCGAGGACCACGATCACCGCGACGGCGCCTGCGACCTCCCGCCGCTCGATAGCCCTGACGCTTTCGTGTGGCGGCGACGGTGCCGACGCCAGTTCGTCTACACCGGGACGAGCGTTTGCACGTGTGCCCAGTGTTCGGGGTTGTGGCATGAGACCAAACCGCAACGGCGGCGCCGGTCGCGGGCGGGTGCGAAGCGACGCACCGCTGACTGGGATCGCGAGTACTGACACCGTCCGGTCGTAGTGGCCGGGGCGTTGGCTGCATCTGGGAGCGGAGCGCGTTTCTCGGGTTGTTTCTAGGTCAACACGACCCCCCTAAAACCCCTGGTCAGCACCCTGTCACCTAGTGTCACCGTTTCGGACGGAAACCGCCGTTTACCTGGGGAAACGCGATTTCTGGAAGGGGTTCGAGTCCCCTTAGCTCCACTGAAATCCGCAGGTCAGACACGCGGAGCATTGGAAGGAAACACTTCCGGGAAACATCCCAGCTAGACTGGGGTGACACGATCCCCCGGAAGGTGTTACCCCATGCCGCAAAACGCTGGCGTTTCCAAGATCAATCTCGAAGCCATCACTGACGATGTCGCCATGGCCGCACGGTCGCCGGAGATGGCTCGGCACGTTGCCCTCGACCACACGCCCCACCTCATTGCCCGCATCCGCGAACTCGAAGCATCAACTCGTGTGATCCACGACAAGATGAAGCTTGAGGCCGAAGAGATGAAGCGGCTCCTCGACGGACCGGGGTTCAGTCCCAAGGCGTACGACGAGACCCACGGCAGGTTCAAGGCATACTTCGATGCGTGGACGGAACTCGACCGTCATTCCAGGGTGGTGCGGTGATGTCGGAGGTCGACCCCGGCGAGTGGGAATCGATGTCCCCGGCCGAACGGCAGGCGGTCCTGCTTCGTGTGCAGTCGCTTGCCGAGATGAATGTGCACATGGACGGCTGGTACGGCGATGCCTGAGTTCAAGGTGGGCGACCGGGTGATCGTGGCGCGTGGAGACAGGTTTGGTCACAGAACCGAGCACATCGGCGACTACGGCAAGGTCGTCAACGTCATCGTCCCGGACGACGGGAAACTGTCGCGCGACGAGTGGTTCAACTGCTGGGTGACCGTCAAGTTCCAACCGTGCGGTCACACATCTACGTTCATGGCCAAGAGTCTCGAACACCTCGACTGATGGCGTCTCTGTACACGCGTGTCCGCTCGGACGGCACCGAGTTCTACAAGGTGCAGTGGCGGCATGAGGGCCGGCAACGCGCACTCACCTTCGACTCACTCACCGCAGCCGAACGCCACCGCTTGAACGTGGAGAAGTTCGGGCACGAACGCGCCATGACCATCCTCGGTGTCGTCGAAACCCACCGCAACGAAACCACCCTCGCCCAAGCCGCAGAACATCACGTTGACTCGCTGATCGGTGTGGAACCGGGCACCATCCGCCGGTACAAAGCGATCGTCGAACGCGACTTCGCATCCATCGGACCCCTACCGTTGTCGGAGATCACCGAACCCGTCATCGCCGCCTGGGTGAAAGAGTTGCAGGGCCGCGGCAACAGCGGGAAGACGATCGCCAACAAACACGGTCTGCTGTCGGCGGTCCTGGGTCGGGCGGTGCGGGAGAACAAGCTGGTGCAGAATCCGTGCGAGCACACCCGGCTGCCACGCAAAGACCCCATCGAAGAACCCGTCTTCCTCACCCGCGCGGAATGGGACGCCCTGTACGAGGCCATGCCCGAACAGTGGAGACCACTCACCCAGTGGTTGGTGACCACCGGCATGCGGTTCAGCGAAGCCACCGCACTCACCGTCAGCGACATCGACGGCTCACTATGCCGCATCTCCAAAGCGTGGAAGTGGACCGGCACCAAAGACTCACGGTTGGCCTACCCCAAATCCAAAGCCGGGCGCCGCACCATCAACCTCCCGCAACAGGCCCTCGAGGTTGTGGATCTCGACCGGCCGAAGAAGACGTTGCTGTTCACCAACGCCAACGGTGACCGCGTCACCTATAGCCGCTACTACGACGGCGGATGGAAACCCGCGATGGAGAAAGCGCCCGTCCGCTGCTCACCCCACGACCTGAGACACACCTGCGCATCGTGGATGATCGCCGCCGGCGTCCCACTGCCGGTGATCCAAGCCCACCTCGGGCACGAGTCCATCACTGTCACCGTATCGGTTTACGGTCACCTCGATCGTTCGTCCCACGCTCAAGCGGCAGACGCCATCAGCGCCGCCATGGCTAAGGCCGGCGAGTCCTCAACCGCCTGAGCCGGTTCACCACAACGGGCGAGTACGCCAAGGCTTCCTCGGTGTCGATCAGGGCGTTCACCCGCTGCCAGAAGCGAGTCAGCGAGATCCCGAACTCATCCCGCACCATCTGCTCGAGGCTGCCCGCATAGTTCCAGCGCTGCCCGGCCAGGTCGAGCATGCGTCTGTCGTCGTCCGTCACGCGATCCTCCAGTCCTCAGGGCAGAGGTGCGTGATCTGAGCGCGCTCCTCATCCGTCACATGAGCTAGCCGCAGACGGAACGTGTAGTCATCCACCCACAGCTTCTGCGCCATCGACGCATAGTCCGGCTCAGTGATCACCGCGTCGGCGAGGTCTTCGACAGTGATGAGCCGGCGCGCAGCCACCAGGTGCACTTGCCGCTCGAGCTTCTGCAGGTGCCAGCGTGAACACGCCACGCCTTCGTCGCCGCGCTCGAAGTGCACGATCTCGTGGGACAGGGTGGCACGCCGCTCCCGCTGTGACAGCCCAGCCCGGATCTGCACGAGACCGGCCGAGTAAGTTCCGCGGGCGCGCAGGTTAGGCACGAGCTCGATCGTCAGGTCAAGGCTTCGGGCGTGACGCCAAGGGTGGTACCGCATGCAAACGAAGCTAGGTCACACCTCTGACAAGCCTTGTGGCACCAGCGAATTACGCGGGTGTGAGTTCCCCATCGGTCGTAGGCTGGAGGGTGATCTTCTCCCAGCCTGGCGTCGGCCCCCCGGACGCATGGACTGCCGTGCGGGCTGCAGCCAAACCGCGTGCGAAAGCCTTCTCATCCGACTCGTCGTCTAGTGACAGGTGGATGGTCATCGTCCGGAGAGCGAAGTTCAAGCTGACATCGCCGTCTATTCCGTCCTGGATGTCGGCCGTCGCGTCGGCGAGGGCGTCAAGCAGGGTGTCCAGAGTCTCGAACGTGGTGTCCTCAGGGAAAACGAGGTCCAGCTCGATCATGTAATGACTCACTATGACTCCTCCTTCCAGCACGGTTGACGCTCGAACCACTTCCGAGTGTTTGTCAGGTACATACTGCCTGATGGACTTAAGTGGACGGTCTTTAGGTGTTGATCAGCACACGGGCAATACGCCTTGAAGTACTGCTTCCCCTTCATTATGCGCCAACCGTGACTCTCGACGTCGCAAAGCAGCGCTTCCAGGTCCTTGTCGGGGTGTTTTGGCCGCACCTCGGGAACCTTCTTCTCCCCGGGTTTCTTCCCGACTTCCCCCTTATCTGCCGGGTACCCCGACTTACCAGTCTTGCTCACGCGCCGTGCTCCGGTCCCTCGGGGTCAGGCCCCTCGCCGACGCCGTCGTTGAACTCGTCGGCGTCGGTCAGGCCGGGCGGGTCGAAGGCCGCAGCGTCTGTCTCGACCGGTCCTGGACGGTACCGATCGCGGTGATGCCGGCGACCCGCAAGGTCGTCGTCTTGATCGGGGGATGTCAAGTTGTCGGGCTTGTTCTCTACGTTGCGGCGTTTGGCCGCGCCGGTCTTCTTACGCGGAGTCGCTTCGCCCGGCCGGCCCGCAGTCGTCGGTTCCGTCGTGACGTCATGTCGTTCTCCTCGCACAGCGACGATGCTCCGAATGAGATCGTCTAGGGCTTGGCGTTGCCGGTCATCGAGAAGTACTGACTCTTCGGGCGGGCGGTAGGGGCCGAGTGGTGCTGTGGCATTCCACGCCGCCTTTTGAAGATCCTTCTCGCTGAACTGCACTACCTGAGCGAGTCGCTTGAGTGTCGCCGCCGTAGGGCGTCCATGCCGGCCGGACCAGTACGCGGCGATGGTGCCGTAGGGCAGTTGGATGCCCTTCTCAACGGCTTTATCCGCGGCCTGCCTGGCCGACACGGTCCCGCTATTCAGCAGGTCACTCAACGCGCTCACGGTTCCAAACGCTCCCATGCTTGCCGCTTGTTCGAATAACCGAAGTGTAACTGCGGGAGTTACAAATCCCTACGGTGTGATTTCTTAACCTGCACGTCAGTCGCGGTTACAAGTCTTGCGCCCTGTAACTGTCTGTGGTTACATCGTGCTTGTCAGTTGACCAACCAACAAGCGGGAGTTACAGTGGTCACACAAGTTCGGCAAGTCGACACTGGGAGGCTCTGGGTGCGACTCATCAGCAAGCACGCATTCCGCGAGTACATGAAGTTCCGCGGGATGACGAACGAATCACTTGCGCGAGAGGCCAAGTGCGCAGTGTCGACAATCGCGTTTCTGCGCTCCAGGGGAAAGGCCGGCCGCGACTCGGTCGGTAGCGACACGGCCCAGCGCATAGAGAGGGCGCTTAACGCTCCTCCCGGATCGCTCTTCTCGGCCCAGGTGATTGTCGCTGCGTCAAGCACCAACCGACGAGGTGTGGCGTGAGTGTCGATAAGAGCGACGCCGTTCGCAACCACTTCGTGTACCGGTACTTCGACGCTGACGGCGATCTGCTGTACGTCGGCTGCAGCCATCGGCCCGAGATCCGCTTGCGTGAGCACCGCTCGACTCGGCCGGGCATGTGCGCCGCGATCGCGCGGATCAAGGTGTCGGGTCCGTACTGCTACAAGACGGCCCGCGGTATCGAGCGCGACGCGATCCGTACGGAGGAGCCGATCTGCGGTTGGACGCCTGCGAAGCAGCGGGACAAGGTGGCGCGTTCGCAATGGATCGATCGCAGGACCGCCGAGTTGGTGCAGCGGGGAATCTCCTTCCGAGACGCCCTAGTTGCGGCGTGTGACGAGGCGGAGGCCACCTGGCCGCACCCGATGCACGACCTGTACGACCCGCCGACGTATCTCGCCGCACGAGCGGGGGTGCTGGCGTGACCGCCCGCGCCGGCATCGTGGCCGCTCTCACCGCGACTCTCACACCGCAATTCACAGACCACTCCATGCCCGATCGCTGCGGGTGTGGAGAGCGCGACTCGGGTTTCTCACAGGCCCAGGCGGTCGCGCAGGCCCCGGACGTCGAGGAAGCGTCCGGGGCACCCAAACCCACCCAGCAATGAAAAAGCCCGCCAGGTGGTGCAACACCAGGCGGGCAACGAACAACGAAAGGGAAGTTCGTGACCAACGATATCACCCCCCTCGTCACTCCCAGAGATGACGGCGAACCGACGACCACCTCACTGGTCATCGCCGAGGGAACTGGCAACCAACACAAGAACGTCCTCGAGCTGGTCCGCAACAACATCGCGGACTTCGAGGAGTTCGGAGGGGTCGCGTTTCAAACGCGACCAAGACCAGAGGCCCAGCACGGCGGCGGGAACGTCGTCATCGCCATCCTCAACGAGGCGCAGGCAACCCTGCTCCTCACCTACATGCGTAACAACGACATCGTCCGCGCCTTCAAGAAGCGTCTCGTCCACGCGTTCATCGAGCTCCGCCGCGCGCAGCAACCACAGTTCCCTGTCCCGCAGAGCCTGCCGGAAGCCCTACGGGCCTACGCCCAGGAACTCGAAGCCCGTGAGGCGGCGGAATCCTACGCGCGCGAGCTCGAGCCGAAAGCCGAGTACGTCGACCGGTTCGTCTCCCCGGACGACTGCATCCTGTTCCGCACCGTCGCCAACCAACTCAACATGTCGGAGTCCCTGCTGCGTGAACTCCTCGTCGAGAAGCGGTGGATCTACAAGACGCTGATCGGGAAGCGGTTCTCCAAGAAGCACAATCGGGTGGTCGAGGAGTGGGAGTGGCGCTGCTACGCCGACAAGAAGCAGTGGTTCCGGCTGATCGCGCAGCACAAGGCTCCCCGTCACCACAACAACCAGGTGCGGCAGACGCTGTACGTCACGCCGCCCGGTGAGAACGCTATTCGCCGGCTCGTCGGAACGGCGGTCGACGCATGACCGACAAGCACCTGTGGGAGTACGACCACCCGTACTACTGCGGGGACGGCAACTACCTCGCATCCCCTGACCGGCACAGCCACCTCGACGTGTGGGAACAACACGGTTCGTGGCAGAGCTTCATCGACGCATGGGGACCCACCGACCCCGATCTGAATCTGGTGTTCCGGTGGGACTGGCACGCCTGGCACATCGAGTACCCGGACGACTACCCCGACGGAACTGAGAAACACGAGCTCAGCATCTACTTCATGTTGCAGCGCAAGGCCTTCAATAAGTCGGTGACCGTCTCGGTGACTGCCGACGATGAACCGCATGTGCGGGCGTGGCTGACCCAACGCGCGCAGACAATCGTCTCGATCTGGGAGCCACTGATCGGTGGTGCGTCGTGACGCACATGCATCTGTCTGAGGCGCCGGCGATCCACGTCGATACCTGCCACGGACCAGTCTTCGTGTCGATCGGCACCAACAGCCACGGCGTCCTGCGGGTGGTTGTGGTGGGGCCGGGGGATGAACGCACCGACCTGCACCTCACCGCCGAGCAATCCCGCTACCTCGCAATGGCATTGGACGACCAAGCGAGACGCATAGAAACCCACTACCGGCCCGTAAGGGAGGCGTCGTGATCGGGAAGCCCATCAGAGAACTCGTTGCCACCGAGGATGACCCGCTGTATGGGCTGTCCGCACGGTATGTGAGAAGACACCTTGAGGCTGGTGGGTTGTTCCGCGGGTTGGGGTCTCAGCGTTGCAAGCGTGGTGAGTGGTTGCTGAATCGTGAGGATGTCGCAGAGATTCAGCGTCGTTTGCGGGCGGTTCCGGATGAGGAGCCGGTGGAGTTGGACACGCCGTCGGGGTTGTCGTCGCGGTCGCGGACGTTGCGTCGTATCCAGCAGGGGAGGGCGGCGTCGTGAAGGCGATCATCGGAGTGCCCGCGTATCTGCTGTTCGTCCTGTGGTTCGCGGGCACGTTCCCGCCTGCTGACTCGTCGGCGGTGTTGGCGTACACCATCATCGCGCTGTTCGGGCTGATGACGGTGGTGGCGTTCTGTCTGCCCACTCCTCCTCGTGAAGATGACGACCGGGATGTGGTGGGTCGGGCGTTGCGGGTGTTGCCTCCGGACGGAGGAGAACGATGACCGCCGCCGACGAGGCCCGCGAATGGCTGAAGGCCGCACCATCACTATCGGAAGGGCGACGTCACGTCGTCGCCCTGCTCGGTGCGCTTGAGCGGGCAGAAGAGCTCGCCAATCGGTGGGAGAACAGCACCAAGTGGGACGGGTCGCCAGCAACAGTCGATCGGCACTTCGGAGTGGAGATGCGGCGAACTTTGGCAGGCGGTGGGTTATGACGCTCGATCCGAGTGTTCGTGCCGCTGTGCAGGAGTGGGCGTCCAAGCAGGTTCGTGGTTCGTTCGAGGCACCCAAGCCTGGTTGGTGCCCGAAGTGCGACAAGTTCTATCCGAAAGGCCGGCGGGTGGCGTTCGTGAAACGACACCAACTCTACCCAGACGCACCCGTCACGGCCCGCATGAAAGTGCTGCTGTGCGAACCATGCGCTGCGGAGGTGGTGAACCAGTGACAGTCATCGACATCCAGCACTACCGGGAGGCTCGGGCAGCCCTTGAGGTGCAGCAGGATTTGCAGTCTGTAGCTGCCTGTTACGGCTACGACCTGACGATGATGTTCACCGCTCAGGGTGTGTCAGCGGTCCTCACACGGGGTGGGTTTCGGGCGTTGTCTGTGCAGCCTTGTCGGGATGTGCAGACGGCGGGTAACCGGGTGATGTGCTGGCTGGAGGCACAACGATGAGCGGCCCGTACTACCAAGACGACCTCGTGACTCTCTACCACGGCGACTGCCTCGACATCACCGACTGGCTCCAAGCCGATGTGCTCGTAACCGACCCTCCGTACGGGATGGCGCACTCCTCAGGTTGGAAGTCGCGACCGATCGCCAACGACGAGACCACCGAGGCGCGGGATGCCGTACTCGGAAAGTGGGGTCCGCGACCTGCCCTCATGTTTGGGCGATGGAGCGTCGCGCGACCCGATTCCGTTCGTGCACGCCTTATCTGGGACAAGGGCGAGTGGCCTGGAATGGGCGATCTCAAGTTCCCCTGGGGTCCGTCCGACGAGGAGATCTACATACTCGGCGACGGTTGGACCGGAACAAGAGAAGGCACCGTTATTCGGGTTAACCGTCTAACCGGCGGAGCGGTCGATCATCCAACTCCGAAACCGATTCCTCTGATGGAACGGCTGATAGCCAAGTGCCCGCCCGGTGCAATCGCTGACCCGTTCGCAGGCAGCGGCTCCACCCTCGTCGCCGCAGCCAACCAGGGCCGCAGAGTTATAGGCGTCGAGCTCGAGGAACGCTACTGCGAGCTGATCGCGAAGCGTCTGAGCAACCAGACGATGGCCCTCGACTTCGGAGATGCCTCATGACCTTCTCGACGCGTCATGCCGTCTCGGCTGGTGGGTTCGGTGGCGTGGCCCCGACGACTACCCCTACGACCTCCCCAACTTCGAACCACCCTTTCACCGAAAGGCTTCTTCCAATGAGCACCCACATGCACATCGACTACATGCCCAGCCGCGAACCCAGACCCGACCGTCACCGTGCTGGCACAACCATCGACGACAAGAAGCAGGCCCTTGGTTCGGCAGACGCAATCCCTGGCACGAACCTGCTCAACCGCAACCGCAACGTATCCGACATCCTCGCCAGCATCTCCACCCGCCCCCGCTGGCACATCGACGCACCCTGCTCCCAAGCCGATGCAGACGCATGGTTCCCAGAGAAAGGTGAGTCCACCGCCAACGCGAAACGCGTGTGCATGGGCTGCGACGTCCGCACCACCTGCCTCGAATGGGCACTCGAACACAAAGAGAAGTTCGGGGTTTGGGGCGGACTATCCGAACTCGAACGCCGCCACCTCCTCAAGGAGCGTCGGGGGTCCGCGGCATGAACATCGACGACTACACCGCCGAGTGGGAACGCCTCACCGCCAAAGGGTTGACACCCGAGGAGATCAACCTCCGCCTCCACCAGGAGAAAGCAGTCTGTGAGGGCGCACGGAAGGCCCGCGAGTCCACACACGCTGTGGCACAACCAGGAACGGTCATTCCGCTCCCGGTCCAACCCCACCAAGCGGTCGGACAAGCAATGCGAGACGTCATGGAACTCGCCTGCGACGTCCGCGACACAGACCCCGCCGAATGCTGGGCGCGCATCGAAACCTGGGCACCCACCCGCATCGTTTCCGCGCTCGTCGTCGCAGCCGCCGGCATCAACCCCGACACCCACACAGAGGACGACCTGTGGGGTTGGGCGAGAGGACTCGCATCATGATCGGCCACCCCGAAACAGACTCCGAACGCTACTGGCGGCAGCCGTCCGCCACCCGCAATCCGGACCCGCTCGTGCAGGTGTACGTCACGTTGCCCACCGCCGAGGACCCGTGGGGGACCGTCGAACACGTTCGCCTCAGCGAGTCCACTGGCCGTATCCGAGTAGGACAGGAACTCGACAGATGACCCTCACCATTCACGAGAAGATCGAGCAGAGATCCGAAGAATGGTACGAGCAGCGCCGCGGCATCGTCACCGCCAGCGTGGTCGGAAACCTCATCACCTCACGCAAACTCTCCGCAATCGACTATGACTGCCCCGAATGCGGAGCGGTCGCGAACAGTCCGTGCCTCGGCAAGAGATCGCCAACACCGATCAAGACGCTCCACACCGAACGCGCCGAGGAAGCCCGCAGGCACAGTTCGGCGCCCGTGCTCGAGGTGGCCAGCAACGACGATTCCCGCAGCCTCACCGCGCTGTTGGTGTCGGAGCGTGTCACCGGGTGGACGTACCCGACGTTCGTGTCCGACGACATGTACAGAGGCATCGAGCACGAGCCGATCGCCCGCAGCCTGTACGCCGCCAAGGAATCCGTCACGGTGTCTGAGGTGGGGTTCATGGTCCGTGACGACTGGGGCCCGAAGCTGGGTTACAGCCCGGATGGCCTGGTCGAGCAGGACGGTTTGATCGAGGTGAAGTGTCCGCGGCCGAAGTCGCACATGAACACCATCATCGCCAACCAGGTGCCGGTCGAGCACATGCCGCAGCTGCAGGCGGGACTGTTGGTCTCGGGTCGGAAGTGGATCGATTTTGTCAGCTTCTGCGCTGGCATGCCGCTGTTCATTCGCCGCGTCCGCCCGAACATCGAATGGCAACGCATCATCGTCGAGGCCGTCCGCCGGTTCGAGGACAACGCGATCGAGTTGGCGCGCATCTACCACGAGAACGCTGCCGGACTCGAAGCCACAGAACGCATCGTCGAACAAGAAATCTTGGTGTGACCATGGACCTTTCAGAGACCATCGCCCCGAAGTCGGACCAGCTCAACGCAGAGGATCTCCTGACGGGGCCGCGCATCGTCACGGTCACCGAGGTACGGCGAGGCAGCGCGGAACAGCCCGTCGAGATTGTGACCGCCGAGTTCGGTCCGGGCCGCCCGTTCAAGCCGTCGAAGACTGTGCGCCGCATCCTGGTTGCGGCGTGGGGTGCTGAGGCGTCGGCGTACACGGGTCGGCGGATGATGCTGTACCGCGACCCGGAGGTTCGCTTCGGCGGCTCTGCTGTTGGTGGGATTCGGGTGAGCGCCCTGTCGCACATTGACAAGAAGTTGACGGTGGCGTTGACGGTCACACGGGGCAGAAGAGCGCCGTACGTGGTGGAACCGCTGCCGGTGTCGTTCAAGCCGATCCCCGAGTCGTTCGTTGCGAAAGTCCAGGCCGGCGGCTTGAGTCCGGAAGATCAAGCGAAAGCCGTTGAGTGGCTGGACAAGGCGACGGACTGCGACCCGGCCGAGGTTGCCAGGTTGCGGTCGCTGGTCGAGGACGGGGGCCAGGAATGAGTTCGCCACTCCTGGAGGGCTTGTCGGACCTGGCCCGGAGAAGATGGTTCCGCTGGTGGGTGATGCTTTGGCAGATTCCATCCGCGATCGTCCTGCCGATGTCACTGCTGCTGACCCACTGGAATGTCGCCCTAACCGCGGCCGGGTCGATCGCTACAGCACTGTTCCTGTTCGCACTCAGTGCCGATGTGGACCAGAGGCGAAAGGCCGAGGAGCGCATCACTTATCGGATCAACTTCGACGTCGATGCCGCGATGAAGCGTGCTGAGCGGCGGCGGATGCAGGACGGAGGCCAGGCATGAGCACGAGCAATGACGTCATCAAGGCGTTGACCGATCCGCGGGATTGGGATGACGAGATCGAGGCGCCGTTCCGGTGGCGCATGCCGGACAGTGCCCGTGGGTTCACCGTCGATGTTGACGAGGACGGGGACGTCCACCTGTACGTCGGCACCGGCTGGACGATGCAGTTCGCTCACGGACTGTTCGCGGATGAGGCTCGTTGGTTGCGCGATGTGTGGCCGGCGCTGTTGATGACGGTCGATGCGTACACGGGTGGTGCTCGATGATCGTGTATGAAGCCCCGGAACGCTACCGCGGCACGATCGAGGTGTGCGAGACGAAGGTCGAGACAGGTCCTGACTACAGCGATTTCGTCATCGAGTGGCGTTGGCGGTGTAAGGCGAACAACAACACCATGGTCGCGTCGGGGCAGGGCTACAACCGGAAGGCGGGGGCTCTCAACGCCATCGACGCCCAGTACGCGGTTGTCACGAGGAGTCACGCCGGTTGGCTGAAACTCACTGACATTGTCGTTCCGTGGCGTCTGCTGATCCGTGACCGGCACGGCGACATCACCACCACCGGGGCGGTGTACTGATGGCGCGCAGGGGCTACGACATCCGCCTGGTCTGCGCCGAAAGCGGATGCAACTACACCACCTACACGACCGCTGACACGCGGCGCGAGGAAACCGACATCCGGCGGCGCTATGCCGAGAAACCGTACCGCTGCGTCCGGCACACCCACCCCGAGGAAGTGTTGTCGGGCACTAACCGTGAGCGGTCGACCGTGCTGGTCGCAGGCAAGAGTGAAAAGTACCCACACCAGGACCATCTGTACTGGGGCAAGGGTTCCGGGGTTGTCTCGGGGCCGGGGTTCAAGGCGTACGCCGAAGACTTCCCTGAGGGCACGAAGCTGATCGTTTCGGTCCGGGTTGAGCTGCCTGAGGCTGGTGGTTCTGATGTCTGATCCGGCTATCGACGCCGCCCAGAGAGCGATTGGGAACGTCCAACGGTCCGAGCCGTACAGATGGGCCGAGAAGGGTGCCCAGGAAGCCCTCGCCCCGCTGAGGAAACTACATCACCGCGAGGTCGAGTACTTCGAGTGCTCCTGTTGGTACGACGTTCGCGATAACTCCTGCCCGCGTTGCGTAAACGGGCTCTACCCCGCCTACGTGTGCGCTCACTGTAAGACGTACGAGGACGACTACGCAGCACCGGTTCCGTGGCCGTGCCAGTCAGCTCGTCTCCTCTATTCCTCTTCTGAGCTTGAAGGAACTTCCGATGCCCAGTGATACCCCACGATTCAAGATCGAGTACCTGCCAGCAGTCGACTGGAGCACACGTCGCAACCCTGCCGAGCGGCAATGGGGCGTCCAGCGTCATCGCCGGGGCTGCAACGTGAAGCTCGGTAGCCGAGGAATCTCACTGTGGTGGAGGAATGTCCGATGAGTGACACCCCAACACCCGCAGAGATCGCGGCAGCACACAGCCCCGACGTAGTCCTCGGCAACAAGTGGATCTGCACGGCTATCGGTTGTGACTGGTCTCTGCGCACCAACGACCGCATCAAGGGCCGACAAGGTCACGCCGAGCACGTCATCGCTGCTCTCTCGGAGCACTACCACCTACTACCCAAGGTGGAGCCCTACCCGGACGACACGGTGCATCCGTATTGGGTAGCAACAGATGTCGACGGACCTCAGGTCGTAAAGGTCACCGACTCGGATGACAGCTGCGATGAGAACTGGGTGGGTATCGAGTTCTCGGCCCGCTGGCGCACCGTGGATGTCGCGACCGCACGACGACTCGCCTCCATGTTCGCGTCTGCTGCTGATGTCGCGGAGGAGCCGAAATGAGCGAGCACGAATGGCCGAAGACGACGCCGACCGGACAGTTCTACACCGCGCCCACGACGTACGCGGAGCTGTGTTCTCGGCACACCGACGCGGCTCAGGCGGCCGTGGAGTGCTGGTCGCCTGATGAGTGCCCGCCCGAACCGACCTGGGAGATGGTCGGTCTCGCCCACCGGGAGGTCGAGCGTTTGCGCGACGTCATCCAGCAGGCCGATTCGATTCTGTCACTGCTCCACTATCGCGGAATCATTAACAGCGAGAACAACCGTCGCGACGTCGAGGCGGCGATGAATCGGTGCCGATCCGCCCTCAAAGAGTTGGGAGGTCCCCATGTCTGACATCGGTTTCGGTCCTGTTGGTGATCCGCCGATCATCTACGACACCGAGAGGACAGACGGCTACGGGCGTGTGACCCGGCTGGCGGATCGGCGACTACTGGAACAAGCGCAGGCACGCATCGTCGAACTGGCAGAAGGTCAGGAGTTGATGCAGGCCCAGCGTGACGACATCGCGCACTGGAACAACGTCAACTACGCCAAGAGCTGCGAGTTGCTGTCCGAGCTGACCGAGGTTCGCAAGGTGTTGCAGGCCGAGCCTGAGCGCGAGTGTGACACCGCCGTCGCTGCACGCCGTGTGGTCGCTGAGCGTGATCACTGGCGGGCGGAAGCGGAGAAAGCCCGCACACGATGCAGCCAACTCATGCACGGGATCGCCAAAGATGACGACCTCACACCAGACGCCAGCAACCCCGCACACCTGAGATTCGCGGCAGACGTTCTCATCGGTGCTCCCATGTCAGCTTCGGTTGCGGATTGGCTCCGCGCTGAGGCTGATCGTCTCGAATCTGAGGCCACCGCAGACGGATTGCTGCCAACCGTCGAGGAATCACACCAGCTCGACAACGCCACCCTCGACCGCCTCGCCGGCCACTTCGGTGTCGAGGTACCCGCCACAGCTCGCCGTCTTGAGGCCACCGCAGACGATGTGGTGGAGAAGGCGGACGCATGGGACCCCCTCGATGGCGAAGTGCGCGATAGCCCATGCACAGTCTGCGGAGAACAGACGGCTTGGGGTTCGCGCCACCACCAGAGCGGGTCTGCGGTGATGCAGATCGAACGTGAGCGTGACGCCGCTCTCGCCACCATCCAGCAGGTGCGCGAACTGGCGGACAGATGGGAGCGAGAGGCCGGTCCAGATAGCCGCGCCGAACAGGTGTATGGCAGGCAGGTCGTATCAGTCGAATTCGCGGTAACGACCCTCCGCCGCATTCTTGGTGGTGAGTCATGACCGGGATCATCACCCTCACCGCCATCCTCGTGGCCGCCGGGACGCTCGTCTGGCGATGGAACGAACGGCGTAATCAGCGGCCCGAGGAGCACAACAGTCACACGGGGCGGGGGCTGCCGTGAAGGAGACGGAAGCCCGGAAGGCGCGACGGCAAATCCAGGTGGGCCTGCTGTTCCATGCCGGCGACAGCATCGCGGAGATCGCGAAGCGTGTGGGCTGCCACCGCAACACAGTTCGGGATGACCTCGAAGCGATGGGCATGATCGACCCCAAACCACCCGGACGGCCGCGCAAACACGCTGCGGCACAACAGGAAACACCCACCACCGGGGGTAGAATTGAGACGGCCCCGCATGGTGCTTCCCACACCAACACGGGGCCTGACCACCACCCTTCAAAAGCGGATTTGAAAGGCAGGGCTGACATGAATTCTAGCCCCAACAACACCAGCATCCGAGTCACACCTCTGGACGACGGGTACTGGCAGGTCGCACAACATGGCCGATGGTGGACCGTCGCCAAAGTCGCTGCCGACAACATGCACGGATGGCTCATCCAGAACGAGTCGGGCAGGCGGATAGACCCGGGCAAGCCGCTCGGGCAACGGCTCGTGCGTGCAGTCCAAGACCACAGATACCAGGTGGCGTGATGACGACTGCAATCGAGACCCGCTACGCCGGCTGCCGATTCCGGTCTCGCCTTGAGGCCCGATGGGCGAGATTCTTCGACCACCTGTCCATCCGCTGGCAGTACGAACCCGAAGGGCTCATAGTTCACGACCGGATGAGCCTGGCCACCGTCGACACCTGGTCCTACTTACCCGACTTCTGGCTGCCCGAGCTCGGCATGTGGGCGGAAGTCAAAGGCTCCTGGGACGTTGAGTCGGCCCGCCGTTTCCTCTCGAGCGCGGCCTACCTGAGCGAGGGAGGGCACGACGTCCTGCTGCTCCCCACGGTGCCCCGGGTCAACGGTGACAAATTCCCCACGCTGAGCGTCTTCCACCTTGAGGACGACGAGCTCTCCGAACACGCCTGGCATCCCTGGTGCGGCGCTGACACGGCCCCGTACATGAATCACATGCGTGTCGTCGCGACCCCAGGGGAAATGCAGTGCACACCCACAGACCTATTGGGGCACTGGCGATGGCGCATGCGCGGACGCGGCACACCGCCCTCCGTCCTCGCGTACGTCCGGGCCATCGAGTCCGCCCGATCGGCACGGTTCGAGCACGGGGAGTGTGGTTGATGCCCACTCCCACCGACAACGAACTCCTCATCCTCGATCACATCGACCAGCTCACTACAGCGATGGCCGAAGCCGTGGACGCCGGTGACGGTGAGGCCTTCCTCGACGCACTCGATGAGTCCCAGTTCGCGGACCGACGCCTGTCCGCGTCCCGCGAGAACACCTGGGCGCTCTGGTTCTCCAAGTTGAGAGCCACACATTCGGAGGTTGCCGCGTGAAAGACGCAAGACTCTACGCGAAGTTCACCCTCGACTTCCCGGACAGCCACAAGGTGATGCCGTTGTCCGACGCCGCGTTTCGCTGCCTTGTGGAGGCCACCTTATGGTCCCGCAAGCAACTCACTGACGGGTTGCTACCGAGTCGCTACGCAGTCGCTAAGTGGGGGCTAGACGTGTTGCAGGAATTGATGCAGAACGACCCCTCAAATCCGTCCCTGATCGAGGTTCAAGGGGGGTATCAGATACGCGATTTCGCCGAACATCAGGACACCAAGGCGGACATCGAAGCGCGGCGTCAGCGCAACAAAGAGGCTGGTCGGAAGGGTGGACTAGCAAAGTCGAAGCAGACTGCTAAGCAGCCTGCTAGCGAATCGCTTAGCGAATCTGTAGCAGAGACAGAGACACATATAAAGAATAGATTCGACGACTTCTGGAACACCTACCCGCGCAAAGTGGGTCGCAAAGCATCGGTTCCAGCCTATGCATCCGCCATCAAAACGATCTCCGAGGATGAGCTCATTGAGGCTGCGCGACAGTACGCGGCTGCATGCAAGGGCTCTGATCCCAAGTTCATCGCCCATCCCAAGACATGGCTGAACCAGGGTCGCTGGGATGAGTTCACCGCAAGCCCGTCGCAGACCCCCGAGGAGTTCCTGAACGATTGTTGGGACAAAGGCGCCGTCGCACCCATCACTGAACTCACTGGACGCAAACCCGACTTCATCCGCTGGCCCGAGCCCATCCCCGAAGACTTCGACCAACCCGCCTACGTCCGCGACTTCAACCGCCGCTGGATCAAAGACAACCGGGACGAGCTCGTCGAAGCACTGAGGGGGCGGCTGTGATCTACGAATCCGAGCAAGACGAACTCATCCTCGTGTCGGCGATCCTGTCGGTCACCAACCCCGACGTTGAGCTCATCGACCGAGTGGACCCAGAAGCGCTGTCGGGGTGGCGGGCGAAGATCTGGGAATACGCACGAGAACTTCGAGCGGAAGGGAAAGCGCCGACACCGCGACGCATCCTGTCCCGGGCCGGCGGAGACGTGGTGATGCGTCAGGCGCTCGAGCCACTGCGCGGACAGACCTACCCGCCAGCTCGAGTCCGCGACGCCGAACGGGTCGTCACCGACCTGGCGAAGTTCCGCCGCCTTCAGGGAGCTCTCACTGGCGCTCTGGAACGCATGGCAGGCGCTGACTCCTACAGCGAGGCCCTTGAGGCCGCACACGGCGAACTGGGGCGGCTGGAACAGGCCACCCCACCCAGCGCCGTGATCGACTTTTCGCAACTGTGGGACGAATGGCTCGAGGACCTGAACTCGCCACCCGTGGCATCGAAGCCCATCCCGACGCCGTGGCCACACCTCGACGACAAACTCGCCGGGGGACTCCACCGCGGCAGAACCTACGTCGTCGGCGGACGGCCGGGCGAAGGAAAATCGTTGGCCGGGGTGAACCTCGCCGTCGGCGCCGCCGAAGCCGGCCACCCCGCCATTGTGTTCTCCGTCGAGATGGGCCGCAAAGAAGTCGCAGCGCGAGTCATCGCATCTGGGGCGCACGCCGACTACGGGCAGATCACCCGCCGCAACATCGACGACCACCACATGGGTCGGGTCGCCGAATGGGGAGACACCAACCGGTCTATGCCGCTGCAGGTCGTTGACCGAGCCGACATCGGAGTGGAGTACGTCGCCGCGGTGTGCCGCACCGTAAAACGCACCCGCGGACTCGACGTCGTGTTCGTCGACTACCTACAACTCCTGAAGCCGGCCGGGTCGAAACTGCCGAGACATGAGCAGATCGGACACATGTCACGGGCGTTGAAAGTCCTGGCCATGGACCTCGACGTGGCAGTAGTCATCGCATGCCAGCTCAACCGCAACTCCGCCAACGAAAAACGACCGCCAGTACTAGCCGACCTTCGCGAATCAGGGTCGATCGAGCAGGACTGCGACGTCGCGATCCTGCTGAACCACAAACGCGCAGACAACGGCGACCACACCGGAGACATCGAACTCGTCGTGGCGAAGAACAGAACCGGATCGACAGGAACCATCACCGCCCGCTGGGCGGCCTACCAAGCCCGAATCGCCTAGGAGGCACCATGACCAACCGCATGAAAGCCAAAGGCGACAAATACGAACGGGACATTCTTGAGCTCGCCAGACGCCGCGGTTTCCCTCAGGCCGAGCGCACACGCCCGGGCCGCCGCGAAGACGAAGGGGACATTCATTTGGCGCCCGGTGTGATCGCCCAGTGCAAGGACGTGGCACAGGCTCGTTGGAACGATTGGCTTGGTGAGCTCGAGCAGCAGCGTTTGTGTGCTCGAGCGGAACACGGAGTGCTCGTCGTGAAACGTCGTGGTGCTGGTGGTCGGCCGGCAACCCATCTGGCGGTGATGCCGCTCGATCACATGCTGCGCCTGTTGTGTGATGCCGGCTGGGGCGACTGGGACGCAGTGCATTCCGAGGAGGCGCTGTGACCGTCCAGCTTGCCCTGACCCTCACCCCTCCCGCCTGGTGTCTCGTCTGCCAGCGCTATCAACCCCCACCCACCTCGTGTGGACCCGAATGCCTTGAGGAGACCAACCAATGAGCGACTTCAACATCGCGTCCGACGACGCACGACACATCGCCGACGCCCTAGATCGACTCCAAGAGGCGCAGAACGCGCTAGACAAGATCGAGGGTGGACTTGAGTTCCCCATCCGGGTGTGGTCCGAGCTCGTTGGCATGGACGGATACATCGAGATGCACGACAGCGGGACCCTCGTGTTTCGGCCGGGTGGTCGTCGTGTCTGAGCTTGATCTGGACGCCATCGAAGCCCGAGCGGAGGCGGCGACACCAGGACCGTGGCACGCATCCAAAGGTGGCGGGTCGATGGGCCGCGACTACCCCGGCAACATCACCTCCGACGAGACCGGTCAGATCATCTTCACCCAGACCGGGAACTCCGCCAACACCAGGTTCATTGCTGGGGCGCGCACGGACGTACCAGCTCTTATCGCCCGCGTTCGGGAGATTGAAGGTCTCGCCCAGACGTGGATGCAGGCCGTCGAGAACTGTGAGCACGAAGACGACGGTTTCGACTGCTACGAATGCGCTGGACGGTCATGGGATGGGCATGTGTTGCTTCACGTCATCCGCAACGGACGGGCACAGCCATGACTCGTCCTGTGCAGTCGATGGTGAATGTGGACGCCAGAAACTATCCCGCCCATGTGGAACGCCGCAACCACCGTCTCGCCGGCACCAACCACGCAGGGCAAATCCAAGTCCAATGTGACTGCGGGACATGGTTCGACGTCGGGTGGGAACGCTTCCACACCCCCGTCTTCCAAACCCACCGACAGTGCTACACCTGCACCACCAAGGAGACCCCATGACCGACCAGCTCCCACCCGCCCCCGAGGGAATGGAATGGACCCTCACACCAGCACCCCAGGTCCACACCTGCGCTTCGTGCAGCAGAAAACTGAAGTCCGTCTTCCCGCCCGAAGTATCGGCCACCAACTACGAAGACGCCCTCGAAGTCATCCTCTCGGGCGGGTGGGGCATGTTCTTCGACAACATCGACGGCGACCCCAAGGTGTACCTCTGCCACTCCTGCGCCCATGTTGCGTGCGAGGCGTTGCCGTGGCTCAAACAGGTTGTGGGGCCTCTCCACGGCGCCTGTGACCGCGTCGTGAAGTGGGACGAGAACGACGACGGCACATCATGCATCGGCTACATCCCTGGCGGTGAGGAGAACCCATGAGCGACGTCGTCCGACTTTCCATCAACCTCACGCCCGACGTAGCGGACAAGCTGAAGAGCGTCGCGAATATCAAGGGGATCACCCTTACGGACGCCGCCAACATAGCAATCTCCCTGCTGCACTTCACAGAAACCGAGAAGGCTCAAGGCCACAAGATCGCCGTCGTCCAGAACGTCAACGGCGTGGACAAAATCCACGAGGTGAAAACCCCATGACCGACACCGATCGCACCTACGACTGGGGATTCCCTCACCACAACGATCTCTCTGGATTCACTGCCTACATCGGCATCTCCGACGACGCACGCTGCTGGGAGACGCCGCCATACCTGGAACGGTTCACCACCGACCAGACGAACAACACCGCACGCCTGAGGGCATGGCAGAACCGGGAACCGTTGCGCGACCACCTCCTACGCAACTGGCCTGAACGTGAGGTGGACGCCTACCTCACTGGCCGTGCTCGCCAAGACGCCGAACGGGAAGCCCGGAAGCGTTGGGAAGCCACGCTGCGGGGCCGCATCATCACCCGATACCGCCGGACACGCAACGAAACCCGGGCTCGGGTACGGGCTGCGTGGGCGATCCTGCGACACGGAGAGGACGACCTGTGACCTCCCGCATTGTGAACCGGGTGCCGCTACTGCGGACACCACCACAACGGAGCGCCGAAGAGGTCGAGCTCTACATGTCCAACATGCAAGCCATCCTCGACGCACTCAACCCCGACCAGTCGATCATCCGCAGCCAACCATCCGAACCCGTTCTCATCGGCAAGACCTGGAAAGCGCGGCTACGCGACTGGGGAGAACTCGCCGTCATGGGCATCTTCTCGGCCCTCATCCTGCTACTTGGCACCACGCTCGGACTGCTCATCTACAGCCTCATCAGGGAGATCGCATGAACGACCGGGAATCACGTGACGCGGTCGGTAGTGACCGCACCTACATCGCCTACGGACAACACATCGGCTCCGACCTCGAGTACGCCCGCGGGAAGGTGCTGGCCTATCAGCCATCACCAACCGTTCTGATCGAAACCCCTGACGGACGCCGAGTCTGGTGGGCCGCACACCTCACCCAGGAGGCCCAGCAGTGACCGACACAGACGCCGAATGGGAGTACGTCCAGCTATACCCCGGCCTCGCTAACGCCCTCACACAACTGATGTGCGACAACCACGAAGGGCACCTGCTGTTCTCCGACCGCTACTCGATGGCCGACGCCATCCTCGCCGACGGCTGGCGGCGACTACCCCAAGGCGTACCCGAACCCTGCCCCCAGTGCGGCGACCCCTGGTGCATCCGCTGCTTCGAAGGCGAAGACCTCGACGAGATGAAACACATGGCAGCGCAACGTGACGCCGCGCTGAAACGAGCATCCGAACTGGAAGGGCAACTGGAACAGGCCAAGCAGTTCGGGATCGGGGAGTGGCGGGCAACAGCGTGGGCCTATGAGCAGGCGTGCGCCACCATCGAGAGGCAACGCGCCCGCGCTGACGAAGCAGAGAGACGACTGGCAGCTATCGAGGGGACCGAACAGTGACCGACGACCTGTACCTCGCCCGCCACGAAATCCGCGCCCTCTCCGACAAACTCCGCGAACTCCACGACTGGGTATGCCAAGACCTCGACGACACCGTATGCCGCCAAGTGTCATTCGGCGACCGATCCAACCGCCGCACCGAACGCCCCCTCGTCTTCAACGAGAACGCCTCCGACGTTGCCCACGACGTCCGCGGCACCCTCCGATCCTGGGTCGAACACACCTGCGCCCACTCCACCCGACAATGGCCCGGAGAGCAGCAATCCGCCCGATACGCCCAATGGATGGATCGCCACCTCATCGACCTCGCCAAAACTGAAGAAGCACCCACCGCGTATGACGAGATCACCGACGCATGGAAACGCGCCAAGCAAGCCATCGACAGACCACAAGACCAGGAGTTCGCCGGCCCCTGCCAATCCGCCACTGACGGTGTGGAATGCGAAGGTGTGTACTGCCGCAAGAACGCCGACCTGAAGAACTGCCACACCTGCGGCATCACCATCGACATCCCCGCCCTCAGATCCACGATGGAAGCGGTGATGCGAGACCGCCTCTACACCAAGCAGGAACTACGCACCGCCTTGGTCATCTACCTGAAGAAGCCCGTCCCTCGGTCGACGATCGACGGGTGGATCAGCAAGGGCCGGTTGGCAGACCACGCCGGAAAGTACCGACTCGATGAGGCTCTCACGTTGGTGGCGGCGCGCCGAACAGCGTGATCGCTTGACGTTCCTGACCAGCAACGGCATGCTGGTATGCGAAGCTACGTGTTCTGTGCCAAAGGCCAGCACGTAGCTTTCGTCATTCCACCCCCTGTCTTCCCGCTACCGGGATAGGTGCGGAGCGTGCCCGCGCCGGCTCACAACGCCAGTGACATTCAGCCGGAACCAACACGCATCTAACCTCATCGGCCTTGTCGGGGGCTTCGAGAAAGCGGTGGCAGCTATGGCAGCTGTACGCACAGCAGGCAACGCTCTGGCCTACATCGCATCCGCTGTGGTGTGGATGATCGCCCTCACCGCCGAAGTGTTCACCCGCCGCAAGATCCGCCGCCACACCGCTGCTCTCGCCTACCAGACAGCCATCACTGAATGCCGATGCCACTGCTGCGAAGGAACAGGACTCCTGGGATGAGCCAGCCCGTGCTGTTCCGATGCCTGCACTGCGACCTCATACGACACCGCCACTGCTCCCGCGTCTGCAGGTTGGACCCCGACCACCCAGACACACCACACACCGAGACCGACGATGACCGCCGTTGAACCGGTACCCGTCGAACCCTGCGCGGTGTGGAGGTTGCTCACCAACGACTGGCCCGACACCGAGATCGCCAAACTACTGCACATGACCTCAGCGCAGATTCTCAAAGCCGAACAGGTACAGAACGTGGCACTCCGCGGCATCGACCAAGAGCTCATCGCAGACCCCATGATTGGCCCACCCAAACCACGAGGCACCCGATAACAGGAGGCCAACATGGTGGACAAAAATCCCGCCAACGACGGCAACCACCTCAAGACCTACTGGACCCGCGGACCCGGCGCAGCCAAGATCGCCTGGGGCACACCAGGAGACTTCGACCGCTGCGTCCTCCACCTCGGCAAATACGTCACAGACCCCGAGGGGCTGTGCAACGTCTACCACCGAGCAGCCACCGGACATCCGCCCGGTAAAGGTCACTGACCCCTCACTGACAACAACTGAATAGACCCCGGCGACGGCTGCAACCGTCCCGGGGCATGGCCGTACCTGAATGAGAGGTTCGACATGGACAAGCCTATCTGTATTTCAGATGGGTGTAGCAACCCTGCCCCATACCTCCCGAAGCTCAAGCGATGCGGCGCCTGCCACTACCGATGGCAACGTGAACATGGCAAGAGGCACACAGCAACCTGCGTCGTATGCGGAGTCGAGTACAGCCGGAGTCGGAAGCCGAGAGGCAGACCGTGCTGCAGTCCGGCATGCAGACAAGCGCTCGCCCAGCCAGAAGCGACCCTTGCCAGCGCCGCGACCGCAACCCAACGGGCAGCCGAGCGCAGGCGTGAACGCTATGGCGTCGCCGTTGTCCCTTACGTCAAGCCAAGACGCGCATGGAACCCCACCCACACATCAGGTCGGGTTACATGGCGAAGCGGCCCATGCAGAGTGTGCGGCAAGCACTACACCACCTGGAACATTGACGTAACCTGCTCACCCGAATGCCACGCCATCCGCCTGCGGGAAGTCCGGTTGGTCCACAAGGCGCGACGGCGAGCTCGCAAACGCGACGCCTACCGCGCAGATGTCCACCGCAAGAGGGTATTCGAGATGGACGGGTACCGCTGCCACCTATGCGGCAAGAAGACGATGCGAACCAAAACGGTGCCACACCCCAAAGCGCCAACAGTCGACCACATCATCCCGTTAGCAGCCGGCGGCACGCACGAACCATCCAACTGCCGAACTGCCTGCTTCCAATGCAACGCCATCAAGAGCCACAAGGGTGGCGGAGAACAGCTCATCCTCCTCTGACATGCAGGAGGGTGCGGGAGGGGCTCAAGGGCCTCCGAACGCGCGCTCTCGGGGCAT